CCGCGGCCGAGCTCGAAAGCCTGACCGAGGTGGACACGGAGCCAGCCCCGGCCACCGCCGCCGAAGCGCCCTGCTGCGCCGCCGCGGTCACCGCACCGGCACCAGCCACCGTCGCGGTGCCGTTGACGGTCGACGAGCCGGCCGTGAAGTCGGCGTCGACGAAGTAGCAGGCCGCGGAGAACGTCGCCGCCGGGTACGCGGCCGAAGCGCCGATGTTGAACGTGCCGTTGTTCAGGACCAGGCCGCCGACGGTCGCCCCGTCGGCAATGCCGGTGATGTTGCCGTTGACCAGCGCCGAGCCGAAAAACGAGCCGGAGTTGACGTACCGGCCCTGGCTGTTGTGCATGCCGATGCGGTACGCGACCCCGGCCGTGACGCTCACCGGCGAACTCAGCGTGATCGAGTTCCACGTGCTGCCGGTCGGCGTCGCCGCGACCTGCGAGGTCAGCTGGGTGCCGGCGCCGGACGAGTCCGAGGCGGTCGGCTGCCAGATGTACCCGGTCCACGTGCCGCCGGTGTTGGCCGTGCAGTACCAGCGGATCGCGGTGATCGTGCCCGACACGGCGAAGACCAGCGTGGTCGCCACGGCGATCGTCGGCGTGCCGTCGGAGTTGTTCCCACCGGTCGGCGTCTGAGAGGTGAACAGCGACGCCACGGCTGCTCCTTAGATGACGCTGACCATGCGGGCTTTGGGCCCGTACTGCTTGCGGAGCAGGGCCTTCATCGACGGCGAGGCGTCCAGGGCGGCCGAGGCCTCCGCGTACGCGACGGAGTAGTCGTCGATCTGCTCGCGGATCGTGCCGTCCGGGTTGGTGAACAGGCCTCGCGCCAGCGACAGCGAGAACCCGCGGGCGAGCTGCAACTTCTGCTTGTCGGAGTCCGTGCCGTTCGGGTCGTAGCCGTGGGTGTAGACCACGCTGGCTGGCAACGGTTCGCCGCACACCTCGGTCCAGCCGAGGTCACGCCAGACGCCGTACTTCGCCCGGCGCCAGGTGCCCGAGGCGGTGCCCTGGGTCAGCGTCGAACCGTTGTACGTCACCGAGGCGATCGACACGATCGGCGCGTTCTTCAGCCGCAGCAGCCGGTCCGACCCGCCCCAGACCTCTTCGACGTCGTTGACCACCCGAGTGATGCGGCGGCCACCGGCGGCCACCTGAATGACGGCCGCCGTCACCTCCAGCGCGAGCACGGCACTGGCCGTGTCGATGGTTTCGCGCTGGAGGGCGGAGGCGAGATCCTCGGCGGTAGCGAACATGTCGGCCATGAGGACCTCGCCTTCCTGCGTCGGTTAGCGGCGCTTCGAGGCTGGAGCCTCGGCCGCGGTCTTGCCGTCCACGGCCGAGTCGTCGACCGGGGTCACCACGCCGCCGGCCGGAGCCGGCTGGACGGTGCCGTCGTAGGACTCGGGCACCGTCGGCGGCTCGGTCTCGACGGAGACCTTCACCTCGTCGAGCGCCTTCAGGAGGTTCGCGCGGGCCTTCGGGCCCTTCGCCTCCTCCATCTCCCGCGCCACGCGGGCGCGGGCCAGGTCGTCGCCGACCCAGCCGAGGATCTGCTCCACCGAGCCGCCCGGCAGTAGCCCCGACGGGATCTCGTCAGGCTCGACCTCGCCGGCCACCGGCCGGGCGACGGCCACGTACGCGGCGTTATCGGCCTTGCCGATCGCACCGGAAGCCAGCAGCCGGTCGCGGGTCTCGTCGTCGAGGTCGCCGACCGGTTCGCCCTGGGCCACGTCGACCCAGGCCTTGCCGGCGCCGACCTGCCGTAGCACGGTCACCGAACCGGCCTTCACGACCAGGTCGTTCTTCGTCTCGTCGCTCATGCTCAGGCCGCCAATCCGGTCAGTTTTGCGTGGGTCAACTGGTTGCCGTACGCGAGGCCGACCTCGCCGTACAGCTGGTTACGGTCCGACGCGCCGATCTTCGCCAGCGGCTCCTCGAAGAAGTGACCCTTGCCGGGCACCTCGAGGAAGACCGGGGCCACCTGGCCCATGGTCACGAACGCGATCGTGTCCTGCGGCATCGCCCGGTCGAGCATGATGCCCATCGGACCGAAGTCGGTGATGATCTGGTCGACCACGACACCGCCGACGTTGCCCTGCAGCTCCTTGGTCACGTAGCCCGCGGTGCTGTACGCGGCGGTGATCCGCAGCTTCTGCGCCGAGCCGACCAGGATGACCGGCATCCCGCCGGTCAGGCCGCCGTTGTCGTACGCCAGCTGCGCCACCGTGTCGATGTTCGCCTTGACCAGGGCGGTGCCCTTGTTCCAGTTCACCGTGCCGTCGACGGTGATGTCGACCGGGGTGCCACCCTTGGTCAGGGTCACCGAGAACACGCCCGTGGTGAAGCCGGACGCGGCGACGTAGTAGACCGTCGCGGTCGACAGCGGCGTGGCCGCGCCGACCGAGTTGAACCGGACCGTGTCGCCGATCGCCAGGCCGTGAGCGGCCGAGGTGATCAGGTCGGTCGCAGCCGCGGCCGCACCGGAGACGCCCGTGCCCGCGACGCTGACCGCGTTGGTGGTGATCGCGGCGAGCAGGCCCCGGGTCTTGCGGGCCGTGGTGTTGTCGGCCGGCAGCTGATAGGTGCCGTTGATCAGCGACCAGTTGATGTCGCGCACCATCTGGGTCAGCATGATCTCGGTCTGCCAGTCCAGCTCGTTGGCCACCGAGTTTGCCGTGCCCTGGCTCGCCAGGCCACCGAGCCGGGCGATCGCCGCCTGCTTGGTGTACGAGACCGCGACGGCCTCCTGGTGGATCTGCAGGACGTTCTTCGCGGTACCCCGGACCCGCTCCTGCGGGGTCGGCGCGTCCTGGCCCTCGAGAGCCACGTTCTGACCGGCCGAGCGCAGGTCGTAGGTGCCCCACTCGAACTCGGTGTCGGTGGTCTGCTTGCCGCCGGACAGGCCGCCGATCGCCGAGAAAAACGGCGTGTCAGCGGGCGTGAGCCCGAAGAGCATGCCGGTGTAGTTCGGCAGGTTGTACGTGGTGCCGAGCGCGGAAATGCCAGCCATGGCTGGTTGCTCCCTTCAGTGGTTCGGGGCGCGGCCCGCGCCGGCCCTTGGTCTAGGTGGGTCGTGTGATCGCGCCGAGCTTTGAGCGCTCGAGCGAGATGGCTTTTCGGAAGTCGCCGGCCTTGCGAGCCTCGGCGATCTGGGCTTCGAGATCTGGGCCGGGCTGGCCGCCGCGGGCACCCTGTGACGGGTCCGGCGCCGGGTTGCGCGGGCCGGCCGGAGCCGCCGGGAAGGCGGCGAGCAGGCGATCGGCGGAAGCCAGCAGCTCTTCCTGGGTGCCGCCCTGAAGCCACGCCGCCTGCTCGGCGGTGAGGCTCTTGGCCTGCGCGACCTCGAGACGCCAGCGGGCGGCGCGCTCGTCGGCGAGCTCCTGCTGGTGGGCGGCGAACTGCTCGCGCAGCACGTCCACCTCGGACTTGCCGTCGGCGGGCTTCTGCCCACCGGACAGCGCCGCGGCGAGCTCCTTGAGCGGGGCGTACTCGGCGATCTGCTTCTCGAGGGCCTTGCGAGCCTCGCGCTCGGTGGCCAGGGCGCGCTCACCGGCGGGGCCGAGCGGCTTGTCGGCCGGCTCGGTCGGCGCCGGGGTGGGCGGTGGGGTCGGGACCGGCGCCGGGTCGCCCGGCGGGGGCGTGGGAACGGGAGCAGGCTGGGTCATCGCGACCTCTCCGTCTTCGACCGGCATCGCGCCAGGTCAGGTGATGTATCGGTGCAGCCGGAGAAGGCGGATGGCCTCATCGCGAGAGCCTTTTGCTTCCCGGAGAATCGATTCCGGCATCAGCCGCGGGCGCCGCCCGGCGGCCTCGGTCGTGTAGAGCCGTCCGTCAGCGGTCTGCATGCCGCGCCGGGCGTTGACCACCCGGGCCATGTCGGCGCCGGCCCGGACCGCATCGGCGCCAGCCTTGCCGAGCAGCTCGTCCTGGCCGGCCGCGTCGAGCGAGTCGAAGTAGGCCTTCGGGTCCGTGGTCACGTCGCCCGGGACGCTCTCGGCGACCGGCACATGGCGGCAGTCGCAGCGGGGGTGCCGCTGGAAACCTGCGTTCCACCGGTACCGGCGGCCGGCCAGGATCAGGCAGCGCGAGCACGTCTTCCCGACGATCATCCGGACGTAACCGCCGACCTCGGGCCGGGCGGCGATCGCCGTTCCGACCGCGGTCCGGCCGGCGTCGGCCACCTGCGTGCGGGAGATCAGGTCCAGAGTGAAACGGCCGGACGACAGAGCCCGCACGGGTGAGACGCCCTGGCCGATCTGTTTCAGCGCGGTGATCGCCGGCTCGTACAGCAGCGACGCCAGCGGACGGCCGTCGGAAGCGATCCCAGCGAACGCGCCCGGTGCGATTCGGCCGGCCGCGCGGGCGGTGACCCCGTCCGCGGCGAGTGCTTCGTCGACGTACATCCCGGCCGACGCCGCGGCGGTGGCCTGCGAGGTGCCGAGAGCGGCCAGCGCCGACGGCAGCAGCGACCGCCACGCCGCGGCGATGTTCCGTGGGTCGACGAGCCGCCACAGCTCACCCAGATGCAGCGCGGTCGCCCGGCCCAGCGCCACCTGCCGCTCGGCGTACCGGGCGGCGACCTGCTCGACCGCCACCGTCTACGCCGGAACGGGCGCCGGGATGCCGGTCTCGCCGGGCGCCCCGGGGATCTGCTCCGGCAGGTTGCGGCCGGCGGCCTGGGTGAGCTGGCCGAGCGGGTCCTGCGCGGCGTTCGCCTTGTCGAAGGCCGCCATCCGGCGCTGCTGGCCCGGGGTGTAGCCCAGGTCCTCGCGGGCCTGCTGCTTCGGGATGATGCTGCCCGCGACCAGCTTGGTCGCGGCGTCGGCGGCCTGCGCCCGGGTCGGGGTCGCCGCATCACGCCAGACCGCCTCGAGGCGCTGCGCTTCCGGGTCCCAATCGCCGTCCTGCAAGCGGCGGACCAGGCGCATCGCACGCTCGTGGCCGCCGCCGAAAGCCTTCTGCCGCCGCTCGGCCTTCTTGATCAGCCGGATCTCGCGGGACTTCAGCGCCTCGGCCGACGCCGGGTTGTCGCCGGTCGCCATGCCCATCACCGACGGGTCGACGCCGATCAGGCCGGACGCGTGCCGGGCCAGCTGGTTGAGCGTGTCGTGGAAGTTCGTCAGCGACGACGAGGTGAACTCGTGAGCCGTCACCGGCGGCTCGTTCGGGCCACCGCCCGGCACGGCCAGCAGCCGGCCCATCAGGATCTGCAGCTTCGACTGCTTGTTGCCCTGCTCGTCCTCGAAGTCCTCCGGTCCGACACCGAAGATCGCCCGCAGCGGCAGCATGTGGAACTCCGCGGCCACCATCATGTCCGTGGCGACCTTGTTCGCCGCGTCCGACAGCGACAACAGCGACGGCGTCAGCTCCGAGCGGCCGTACCGGTCCGCCAGCCGGCCGCGGTTCGTCAGGGCGGCCACCAGCGGCTTGCCGACCTTGTGCACGTCGCGGCCGGTCTCACGCCAGCCCTGCGGCCCCTGGTCGAACCAACTCGTCGAATTCGGCAGGTACAGCGTCGCGTACTGGTTCTGCTGCTGGGTGAGGAAGTCGTAGTCGTCGGTCCACCGCCGCAGGGCCGCCCGGACCTCACGGGTGCGCGGGTCGACAAGGGCGAACATCTCCAGCGGCGACTCCACCGTCACCAGAGGGGTGTCCGCGTCGTCCTCGTTCACCCCGACGGTGAGATACGCGCGCTTCATGACCAGCGCGTCGAGGTGCCCCATCTGGGACTCCTCGTCGAGGTCATTGTCCTGCCACACCCGCTGAAGGTTCTCGTCGCCGGCGAACGCCGCGATCTCCTCCGGATCCGCGTCCGGGTCGATCGCCTTGCCGTCATCCGGGTACCGGAAGGCCAGCAGGTCCAGGCGCTCCTCGAGGGGCTCCACCGCCAGCATCGGCCAGCCCAGCGCGACGCACTTAATTCGGTCCTCGACCTCGCGCAGGATGTCCGGGTGCATGTAGTTCAGCCGGGCCGTGCCCTGGAACAGCGAGTCGTACTCGCGCAGCACCGGCAGGTCACCATCGTGCACCAGGGCCAGGTGATTCACCCAGGCGATCGGATCGGAGTCGTCGGGGAGGGCCACGAGGTCTCCCTTCAGCGTATGACGATGACCTTGCGGCGGACTCTCGGCTTCGGCCAGGCGCCGGCCGCGGTGACGTCACCGGCGGCCTCGTTGCACAACGTCGCCGACATGACGGCGTCGATCTTCTGCGTCTGGCTCGGCTTGCCGAGGATGTACTTCTGGCCGGCCCGTGCGAGCTTGCGCGCGTTGCGGACGTGCGTGGCCACGATCTGGTCGCCGTCATGGGAGAACCCCGAGCCGTCCTTGACGACGTCGGTGTGCAGCCGCAGCAGCGCCGAGTGCATCTGGGTGATCCGGTAGGTCTCCCAGCGCAGGAAAACCTTCTCGCCGTAGCGCTCGGCCAGCTCGTCGATCTCGGTCTTCCAGCCGGGCGGGTCCAGGTAGGCCCGGACCAGCTCGTAGGTTTCGACGATCTCGTCCCAGGCAGCCCGGACCTCCAGGCGCGGGACCTGGCCGCCGTGCTCGGCGGGGTTCCAGATGCACCGGCGCCGGTCAGGGCCGTACGTCGGGGTGAACTGGTAGCCGTCCTCGGTCTGCAGCCGGATGGCCGTCCAGTCGTCGGTGTCCGAGCCGTCGAAGCCGCCGACCACCGCGGCGCCGGGCAGCACCAGGCGGGGGACGGCGACCGCGCGGGCGTCCCAGAGGTCGCCCTCGAGCCAAGTGCCGGCGCCGTAGACCTTGCGGTTGCCGTAGAACCGTTCGGCCTGCTCCGGGTCCTTTTCGGCCAGCTCGGCCGCCTCGGCATCGATCGAGTCAATTTCGACGTGCGGCGAGCCAGCGTAGTTGATCTGGTGGATCTTCCGGCGCTCGCGTTTGTTGCGGTAGGACAAGTTCGCCGGCGGCGGCTCGTAGAACTTGAAGACGTCCCCGGCCGTTGACTCGTACGTGCGTTGCGCGACGGAGTCCTCGGACGGGTCGTAGCAGTTCGTGGTCTCCATTGACCGGCCACCCATGCCGGCGGCGCCACGGCGCTGGGTCTCGGCGACCTTCCGCAGCTTGTTCGTGTCGTTGTAGAGCCCGGTCTCGTCCTGCATGGCGAAGGTCAGCGGGTTGCCAAGCCGGGACGCCGCCGAAGAGGTCACCGCGGCGATCTCGCCCTCGGTGCCGATTCGGATCAGGTCGTCGCCGACCCGCATCATGTCGCCGAGCGCACCGAGCTTGATCATCGCCCGCAGTGGCCGGAAGATGTTCTCCGTCTGAGCATCGGACGTCGCCGTGACCTGGATCAGCGGGGTCGGCCAGCGCATCCCCTTGGCCTCGCCCGGCTGATACTCGTACTCCCAGTTGCAGCCGCAGCCGTGATCCGCGCAGCGATAGGTGTCCCCCTTGGCCGCCCAGCCGGCGAACAGCGTCGGGCCGGCACCCTCCGCCGCGCACACCGCGGCAGTGAACGGCCCCTTGCCGACCTTCTGGGGCGCAACGATCTGCGACCGGCGGTTGTGGAACGCCGAGGCGAGCATTGGGTTCTCTGTGCGCCACTCGGCCGCCGGCTTGATCCGGTAGTGGTTTACCAAGCACCAGGACTGCCAGTCGTATAGCTCGAACGGCCCGCCGCGGGTGAACCGGTCTGGCTGCCGGCAGTGCTCCTCGATCCAGTCGATGACGATGAACAGCGCCGGGAACGACGGCCTCGGATACGGGTTATCCCTCATCGCTGACGACCGTGAACCGGTCCCTGCCACGCGGCCGACGCGGTACCGGCCGGTCGTCGGTCCCCGTTCGTGCAATAGGTTCGGGCACCGACTGCTGCGAGCCGATCTGCCAGCGGTTGCGCTGCATACCCGGGATCGTGAGGCCCAGCGCCTCGCCGAGCTGGCGCACCACGACCACGGTCGCAGCCGGTGCGGCCGGCTTCTCGGCCTCGACCCAGCGGCGCACGTACAGCGCCACCTCGAGCTCTTGGCTCAGCGCTTCCCAGCGAGTGGCCTGTGGCTTCATCCAGAGTTGGCGCCACAGCGCGAGCTCGCGGTCGTCAGGGAACGGCAGCGGCCAGTCCGGGGGCGGCCCAGGCCGCCCAGTGGCCGGCAGGACGTGCCATGCGGCGTCAGTGCCTCGTGTCCGGCGAAGAGCTTCGGGGTCCGGCGCCGGACCGGAGTTGGAGTGTCCACCTTTGGGCATTGCGATCTCCTCGGCCGCATCGCGCGGCGTTCGGATTGGCCGTCACATCGCGTGACGGCCGGATGTCTCTGACCTGGTCAAAACGGGAGAGCCCTCCCCGGCGGTCCTCCGCCCCCAGCCCCTTGGGGGTCACCCCCCACCCCTCGTCACCGAGAGTGAGGGGTCACAGGCTGGTGATGGGCTCCGCTGTTGGCCGGTCGAATCGAGCGGGGCCTTCGACTGTGAGGTAGCCGTGCGCATTGAAGTCGAGCGTGATGGCTCGCAGCGCATCGATGGGGTAGCGGCGTTCGGCTACGAGCCACATGCTGCGGTCAGTGGGTGTCATGGCGAGCAGCTGCTGCCGCTCTGCCTCAGTCAGCGTGCCGTGCTCCATGTAGACGCTGAGGCTGACATCGAAGTCGTCGTCGCTCATGCCCTGCTCGTTAGCGATGTGCCGCATGACGTTGATCAGTGGCATGTGCTCAGCCTCCGTGTGCTGCTCGTCGCCATCCTCGGTTGCACGATGCGTGCTCGAGCTGGTCAGCGACAGCGTCAGGGTTGTCGCGCAGGTCCACGCTGTGGCCGGCGTCCAGCTTATCCGTGTGCCACATGGGGCGCCCGCACTTGGGGCACAGCGTGCTGGGTACGAAGACCCGCAGCAGGGCAGCACGCGCATCGTCGTGCGCCTTGCCGTACCCACGCTGTTGCCTGCTGCCCCGTGCCTGCTCACGCACGCTGCCACACGCCTCGCAGTGCCGGGCCTGGGTTAGCTCGGGGCAGCTGCCCTCGTGGGCTGAGCAGGAGATGCAGGCGCAGGCCTTCCAGCGGGCCATGGTCACCGCCCGGATACGGCGAAGCCCGGCGCAGTGGCCGGGCTGTGGACGGACTGGATCCGCCTGCAATGGATCATTGCACCGCTTGTCAACGGCCGTCAAGCAGGGCCCCTTGGATCCCCATCAGCGCCTCGTGCCCGGCCAGCACCTCAGTCCCGCCACTCCTCGTGCCACCCGGGCCGCCCGGCGTACGGCTGGGCGAGCAGGCCCACCGTCGGGCAGGGATAGGGCGCGTCGGGTGTCTCGCAGTTGATCCCGCTGTACGAGTGGCACAAGCTCGCGCAGTACTCGCACTGCTGACCGACCGGCTCGCCGGGCACGTATACGCCGTCGAGGTACTGGGACGGCTGGGGTTTGTGCAGGTCCAGGATCCGCCGCTTGGCCTCGACCTCGGCCAGCACGCGCGCCGGATCCCAGCGGGCGATGTGCATGGCGTAGACGGTCCGGACCTCTTCGGCGTGTGGCACGACGAAGTTCGGCAGCGGGCCGGTGGTGGTTGGATACTGCTCCGCGCTTCGGAGTGAAACTGCGCCACCGTCGTTGAGGTACTCGTCCAGGACAGGATCTAGCGCGAGCACCTGGTCATGCTCGGTTTCTTCCCAGCGCCAGTGCTCGCCCGTGGGTGTCTGCGATCCATCCCAGCGCCGCGAAGCCTCCAGCGCCACCCGCTCGTCCTCGTCGAGCTGCTGCCGCAGCCAGGTGATCAGCTCGTCCATGGCGCTCACCGCCTTCTGCCCGAGCAAGCAGTCTTGTCGTCCGCGTGGACGGTTTCGTGACTCTGGCCGCCAGGAATTCGCGGGTTCGGGCGAGAGATAATTTCCCGGCCGTGCCAGCAGGTCAGGGTGACGCTCATGCGCTCAGCCTCTCATCCTCGGTGGTCCGGAAGCTCTGCGCGAAGCGCGAGCCAACTGCTCCCACATCCTCGGCCACACGATGGCTCAGGAACGGGCTGGCGCAGACGGTCCCGTCCCAGTGCAGCGCCACGTCGGCGGCCGGGATGTACGTCACCAACTGGAGCCGGCACCCGCACTGCGCGATGCCGAGATCCGCCCGCGGCAGGCGCCGCACCCAGTCGGGTGCGCGCTGCCCGATCCACTCCAGGCTGAGCAGGCCGGGCCGGGTCACGGCCCAGCCCTTCGCCCGCAGGTACTCGGCGACCTCGTCGTCGTTCATGCCACTTCCTCGCTCTCCTCGGCCCTGGTGGCCGCTCGTCGTTCCCGCTTGGCCCGCTCGGTCTCGCGCCGTGCCGCCCTGGCCGCGGCCAGGTCGAGCACGTCCCCGACGTAGTGCAGCCGTGGCCCGCGCGCGTCCAGTTCGGCGGCGATCTCGGCTTCCCGTGCCGCGCGCTCGTCGCCCGTGAGGCGGGGGTCGAGCACCGGCTCGGTCCAGGGCGTGACGAGGCCGCCGGGGGTGCGCCACCAGCTGGCGAGGGCGGGTTCGCCGGTGTCGGGCCGGGGCCTGGTCGACCAGGTGCGGATGGTGTCGACGTTGACCCCGTAGGCCTGGGCGATGTGGGCGGCCCGGAAGGCGTAGGCCCGCACCTCGCCGTCGAGCCAGGCCTGACGCTCAGCGGTGGACACCTCGGCCCCGCACGTCCGGCACACGCCGCGCTGAGCGCCCTCTCGGGCGTAGACGTCGCCGTCGCACTCAGCCGACGCAGGCATTCCGGGCTCCCACGGCTCCGGCGTCAGCAACAGCGCCCCGCATGGCCCGAGGAAGCGCTGAGCCGCCGGCCCCCGTGCGATCCCGGCCACGATCCGCGCCGCAGCCGCAATCCCGCTGAGAGCCTCTGAGACCTCTTGGCGATGCCTCAGCCAGCCCAGGTGACCCAGAAGCCATTCTGCGGCCTCCACGATCAAATCCGACCCCTTCGCGGGCCATCCCGGGCTCATGATCAGACCCCGCTCCTCGGCGATGTGCCGCACCCAGCCGGTCAGCTCGCCCTGCACGGCGTCGAGCTTGGACGTCGCGCCGAGGTCGAACGGCAGCCGGGACTCGGGCTTGCCGCTGGCCCCGCCGCCACCGGATCGCCTGCTCTGCCCGTGAGCCACGTCGCGGGCGGCCGGGGTCATGTCGGCGACGGTCCGGAGCTGCTCGGCGCCCTTGTCGGCACAGGCCTGGCAGGCGTAGGCCTGATCCGCCATGGGCCGCGAGCAGCGCACGCACTCGGCGGTCATGCGTGGATCCATCCGGCGCGCAGCAGGTCATCGGCGTCGGTGTCGTCGCTGAACACGTGGACCTCGGGCCGTTCGGGCGTCGGGGCATGCCAAAGCCCCAGGTACGGCATGTCGTCCGGCATGCCGACCAAGCCTCGCCGGGCATCGGCCTCGGTGGGGTAGGCGCTGACGAGCGCAGCGTGGATCACGCGTCCACCTCGGCCCACTCGGTGACGGTCACGGTGCGCCGGTGCAGGTGCGGGCCGACGGCCCAGACCTCCCCGACGCTCCCGATCAGGGCGACGAACCCCCGCGCCTTGGCCTCGGGGTCGCTCTCGCCCCGGACCGGCGAGAACGTGAACTCGTACGGCGGGTAGCCCTCGCCCGGCTCGCCCGTGACCCGCCACTCCTCGTACGTCGTCACGCGTCCTCCGTCGGGATCAGGGCCGGTTCCAGGTCGGCCTCGTCGACCCGCTCGGGGTCGTAGACCGTGGCCGAGCAGGACTTCGGGAAGCGGCAGCACCGCGGGTCGTACGCGCCGGTCTCAGCGCCGGGCCAGGCCTCGACGCACGGGCGCAGCCGCCGCATCGGCGCAGGACCGGCCGCGGGCTGCTCCGTCGGGATCAGGGCCAGGTCGTAGCCCAGGGCGAGGGCGACGTCGATCAGGGCCTGGATGCTCGGCGTGACCCTGCCCAGCTCCCAGCCGGAGACCTGCCCCTGGGTGTGGCCGCACTCGGCGGCGAGGCCGCGCTGGGTGAGCTGGTTCAGCGTCCGCATGTCGCCGATGAAGGCGGGGATGACGGCGAGGTTGTCGATGCGGATCACGCGGTCCTCCGGTCGGGGGTGAGGGCGCCGGCTCGCAGCGCCCGGTGGTACGCGGCGCCGACGGCGTCGTAGCTCATCCCGAGCCGTTCGGCGATGATCCGGCGCGGGTAGCCCTCGGAGCGCAGCAGCTCGTAGTCGGCGACGAAGTCGGCCCGGGTGCGGGTGATCCGCTTGGAGGGCAGGGTGCCGCGCTGCCAGTGCAGCGTGTAGCAGCTGTGGCACAGGCCTTGGGCGCGCAGCGGGCGGCCGGGGTGGCAGTCGGCGGGGCGGGCGTAGACGAGGGCGAGGCCTCGCGGGATGGGCCGGGCGAGCAGGCGGCGGGCGGCGGCCTCGAAGTCGGCGAGCTGGTCGCGCAGGTCGGTCATGGCTTCACCTCGACCGGGATTTGCAGGGTGTAGCCGAGCGCATCGGCGATGCGGCTGAGCGCGAAGTCGATCGGAATCTCCCGGCTGGCGTCGAGGGTGATGAGGCCTGCGGTGAAAGCGATCGCGACGGCGTGGGCGGTGTTGCGTGCTCCGAGCCGGGCGCGGACGCCTTCGAGGTGGTACTTGGTAACGGATTCGGAGATGCCCATGCGCCTGGCTATCTGAGGGACGGTGTAGCCCTGGGCGGCGAGGCGCAGGGCGGCGAGGTGGCGTGTGGGGACGCTCATGGGGCTTCTCCTGATGCGAGGCGGGCTTGGTGTTCGGCCCTGCGCTGGGCGACGCGCTCGCTGGCCTCGGTCACGACAACCGCCCCCAGGTCGCGACGGTCTCGCCGTCGATATCAGCTTGGTGCGAGCCTTGGTGGTTGTGGGGTTCGGTACACCGGTACGACAGGAGCTGGCCCTCCTGCTCGACGAGGCCGAGGGGCTGGAACGCGCCGCACATGAAGTCCACGCAGGGTTGATCGCGCAAGTCGGTCACGGCCGGGCCTGTCCGCAGTTCGGGCAGAAGCCCGGCCGGGGCACGAACGCGATGTCGAGTCCGAGCGCGTGGGCCGCTGCGAACAGGTCCTCGCCGGATCGAACGCGGTCCCCGCTCTCATGGCGGGCAACGGTGGCCTGGGCAACCCCCAGGCGCTCAGCAAGGACCTCCTGCGTGATGTTGACTGCGGCCCGCGTGCGCAGCAACGTCCGGGTGGCGTCGGCGTAGTCGGTCACCACGTCGAGCGCGGTCACCTCGGCCATCAGGCCACCTCTGCCGGGATGGGCCGTTCGCCGTCCATGCGCCAGACGCCGCGCCCGTCCGGGTGCATGTCGAGGCCGCTCGGGGCGATGCACTCGCCGCCGCGCCGGTGCCGGTCGAAGCCGGTGATGCCGCCGAAGGTGACGTGACAGGCCGAGCAGTGGGCGTTGCTGGGGCTGGGCTGGATGCAGGTGGACAAGCAGGGCATCAGATCGCCTCTCGGGTGAAGAAGTCATAGACCGGAGCAACGTGCTCGGCGGTGAACGCGCCGCCCGCGTCCACGCGCGGGAGTGGGTAACTCTCTTGGCGTGGGGCTGGGGTGAGTGGCGCGGAGAGCGAGCGTTGCGGTTCGTTGGCTGACGCCGAAGGCGGCAGGCGTCGTCGGGGGTCTGGGGGCGGCGCGCCCCCAGTGGTCGGTGCTCTTCCTTGATCGGTAATAGAGGTGGTCGGTAGCAAGTCACATAGGGATGAGCGCAGAGGTGCGTCAGAATGAGCGCAGACATCGGCGCTCTGCGCTCGTTCCTTTGTGAGCGCAGAGCTTTCGTCGGATTCCGTAGGCTCTGCGCTCGCCTTAGGTGAGCGCAGACGTCGCTTCTTTTCGCTCTCGAAGTTGGACTCGTTCACGCCCTCGATCAGCTTGCGGTATTCGTCAGACTCGGGGATGTCGAGGCGCGCGTGCACGTCCGGGCCGACGATCAGCCGGTACTCGTCGGCCCGCTTCCGGTAGTGATTGCCGGGTCTCACCAGCTCGATCAGGCCGACCTCGCGCATCCAGGCGAGGTAGCGCCGCGCGGTGCTGTAGCTGACCTCGCAGTCGGTCGCCAGCCTGGCCACGCCGCACTTGACGTCTCGGCCGGACGGGCTGGCGTAGGTGCTGACGATCAGCGCGGCGGCCTTGAGCTTGATGCCGATGCGGGCGCGGCGCACCAGGGCGTTCCAGGTGTTCGGCTTCGCGCCGTAGTCCTCGGGGTCGTCGGCGCTCATGGGCCACTCGTCCGGGTGGTGCGAGAAGACACAGCTTCGGGGGGGCGCGTCAATGCGCGCTGCCATGGCATAGTCACGCCAGGGCTCCTTCCGGTTCGCGCGGAATGGGCCTGCGGGACGGGTGTTAGCGCACCCGTTCCGCCCGCCAATTCTCCCAGCTCACGGCGCATGAAGATCCGCGCCGCGCCGGAATGCCGTGTCTTGTGGATCACCATTACCTCGTGCTCTATTTGCAGGGGATGCGATTCTGGCGGCCAGGGAATCGGGGTCCCGGCCGCAATTGCTGAATCGTCGATCAGGTGTCAGGCGTCCCCCATTCCGAGGGGCAGCACGCCCTGGGCGAGCCGGTTGGCGATGACCTCGCAGTAGCGCTCCTCCAACTCGACGCCGATCGCGCGGCGGCCGAGGTTGCGGGCGGCGACCAGCGTGGACCCGGAGCCTGCGAACGGGTCGGCGATGACGCCGGATGGGCAGGCGTCGATTAGCTGCTCCATGACGTCCACCGGCTTGGCGTGGGGGTGGCCGTACCGGCCGGCCGGTCCGTATTGCGTGCCGACGTTCCGGGTGGTCGTGGTGAGCACACTGCTGCGCCCGCCGATGCCGGTTGGCCACGGGCCGAGCATGTAGATCAGCTCGACGTCGCGGCGGAAGCCGGCAGTAGCACCGCGTACGCCAGCATCGGGCGGCTTCTGGAAGAACAGCACCTGCCGGGTGCCGCTGGGCGGATTGATTATTGGCGAGCCGAACACGGCGGCTGGGCGACCAGGCCAGGCGTCTAGCACTGCTTCACGGCCAGCCGTGTCGTTGTCGCCGAAGATTCCCGCGTGTGCGCGTCCCGTGGCACGTCGGCCAGGCGACTTGAGCCCGCCGCCGGTGCGCCAGGCGATGCCGTACGGCGGGTCGGTGACCAGCACGTCGGCGGCGAGCCATTCGGTGATCTCGCGACAATCGCCTTGGTAGAGCGTCACTGAGTCGTCGGCGTAGTAGGGCTTCACTCGCGGGCCGCCAACGGCACGTCGTCCGGGCCGATCTCGCCAGCGCGCACCTGGCACTGGTAGACGTTCTCGCAGACCAGCAGGTCCGGGTCGGGGTCGATCTCCCCATCGGCCAGTTCGACTCGTTCAAGGTCGGCGTACGGCATCTCAGTCTTGCAACTGGCGCAGGTGCCGGGTGTGCAGGTGGCGTGCCGGCGCACCTCGGCATCGGTCGCGAAGACGTCGGCGATCGGTCGTTGACACAGTTCACAGTCCATTGCGGTTCTCCTCGTCTTCGCCGGCCGCGAGCCGCTGAGCGTCCATCGGCGCGGCGGGCAGCGTGTGATGCGAGTCGCCGGCCGCGCCGATGAGGTGGCAGGCGCGGCAGGCGCCGCGCCCGTTGCTGTCCGGCGGCACGTCGGGGTCGGCGACGAAGACGTGCGGCCGGACCTTGCTCTTGGCGGTCATGGCGCCACGACCGGCTCACCTGAGCGGCAGCCGTACGGGGAGCACCCGTCCGGGTCGCCCAGCTCGGCGAGCGCGTCGAAGATGTCGGGCGACCGGTCACCCCACTCTTTGCGGGTAACCCGGTTGATCGGCGCAATGGACAGCGGCACACGAGAGCGATGCAGGTATGCGGTCCCGTTAAGCGGCAGGCCACGGGCACCGCCCTTGCGGATCGCCTCGTCGAACGCAACAGCGTCGGCAAACTCCTCCGGATGGTTGTCGCGCAGGTCCCGCCACTGCTCATTGCCGTGGTAGGGGCATCCGATGCACGCGCTCTTGGCGACCGAGGTCCACCCGCGGGCCCTGAGCCACCGCTCGCAGTCCTTGCGGCTCATGCCAAGCTCCAGCAGCGGGTACCGCTTGGTGATGTACGAAACGCCGTCGTGGTCAGCTACTCGGTGGATCTCATCGGTGGAGAACCCGATCCACTGCTCAGCGACCCGGCCCTTCGCGACGCGGCGGTAATCGGGGGCAGCCGCGCCGAGCAGCTCGCGGACCTTACGGCCAATCGGGGCCAGCTTGTATTCACTTGTGCATTGACGGCGACCCATTCCTTCGGAGCCATCCGGGTTGCGGACGAAGTACGGCACGCTGGCGTACCGATGGTCCGGGTCCAGCGAGTCGTGCCGCAGGTTGCCTTTGCTGACCCTGTGCAGCGGGATTCCGGCGGCGGACAGCACAACAGCCAGGCGGTCGAGGTGCTCGTACACCCGGCGTGGCTCCCAGCCGGTGTCGGCAAAGATCGCGCCGTCGACCTTCGGCAGGGTGCCTTCCGCGGTCATGAGGGCCAGGACGGTGGACTGAACGCCGGCGCCCAGCGACAGCAGGCGAAGTTGAGGCCCGGTCACAGCAGCCCCGCCTTCTGGAACGCCTCGGTGGTCCGGACCGGCCGGAACCCGTCGAGCGCCGGCGCGTCGTGCTCGGCCTCGATCCGGCGCCGGTGGCAGGTGGGCCCGAGGTACTCGACGATCACGCCGTCCTCTTCCCACGGCACCAGCTCGCGGGCGCGCCTGCCGCAGACGGCGCACCCGGCCTGCATGAGGCCGAGCAGCCGGATCGTTTCGAGGCCGCCTTCGAGCTGGGCGCGCAGCTCGGCGAGCAGGGCGCTATCCACGGTCGCCGCCGAGGACGTCGGCGATCAGCGCCGCCTCACCCTCAGGTCCGCCGAGCCAGATCTCCGGGGTCTCGTCCCAGAACCGGCGCTCTTCTTCGGCTTTGACCGCCATGCCCGCCCGGTAGTAGCCGCTCGGCAGCTTGTGCCAGCACTCTGCCGGGTAGCGCTCGACGTACCGCCGCCAGCGCGTCAGCCGCCGGTTGAGCTTGCGCATCGACGCCATCAGCCCTCACCGCCCTGGTGGCAGGCGCACCGGCACGCGGCGTCGCAGAACTTGCATTTCCCGGGCGTCTTCGGCCCGGCCTGGCCCTCGGTGCCCTGGCAGTAGCCGTGCTCGCCGTGCAGACAGGCGGTGGACAGGTAGTCGTGCTCCGGCCCGGCCACCCGGATCTCGATGCCGCCCGCGACCAGCTCGTCGTAGACGGAGTTAGCGATCGCCTCCCGCTCGGACAGCAGCATGAAGCGCGGGACGCCCTTGCTGACGCCGTTGAAGATCAGGGCGGCCACCCGCTGCGAGTCATTCACGGTGCCTCTCCTTCCACTTGGCCGCGCGCAGCAGCTGGCGGCGCTCGGTGCGGGTCATGGCCGCCCACTCGGCCAGCGGCACGCCGCACAGCTCGGCGTTGCGCTGGACCCGTGCCGCCTGCCGTGCGGCGTGCCGCGCCCTCACGCGCTCGCCCCGGCCGGACCCTGGCCGCGCAGTGCCAGCCCCGGGCTCAGGCAGGCCAGGCAGGTGGCGTCGTGGGTCGTGAGCATCGCGCCCGAGACGCCGGACAGGACCTTGTCGCACCGGGTGCCGTACAGCCGCCCCTGCCGCCGGTCCAACCGGTTGCTGACCAGGCGGTGGATCGGACCCTGGCCGGTGCCGGGCCGGACCTGCCGGGCAGTGCGGTCGAGGAGGTCAGCCATTCGTCCCACCGCCGGCCGGCTCGACGTCGACCGTCTTGAACCAGCGCATCTCCCCGGCGGCGCTGCGGACGAGGACCGCGTCGATGGTCGTGGCGATCACGATGCCCTCGTGGATCACCTCGCGGCCGAGGTCCGAGAGACAGCGGACCGGCCCCCAGTCGATGAGCTCCCGGGGCGTCACGGCGACGCCACCTGGACGCCGCAGACCTTGTCCCAGGCGTCGAAGTCGACGTCGGCCATGCTGCCGTCTGCGCCCATCGCGAAGGCGGCGGCGAGCGCGAGCGTGGCGTGCACCTCGGCCTGGAGGATCATGTCCGTGGTCGGCGAGGACTGGTACGACTCGCGACTCGACATGCTGGCGACCGTGCGCGGCTGGAGCAGGCGCTCCGCCTCCTGGTAGTGCTCCGGCCCGGTCACACCGCACCGTCCGCGACGAACGGCGTGACGCTCGGCTTGGCCTTGCCCTTGGCGGCCTTGGCCTCCTCGCGCTCGGCCACGATCTCGTCGCCCGACGGCGGCGGCACCTCGCGCGGCCCGTCGCCGGTCAGGCGCACCTCGCCGATCGCGGTCGGCTCGTCGGCCGGCCCGTCGAAGTCGAAGCCGATCTGGCCGGTCAGCTCGCCGGTGTGCATCGGCACCTCGGACGCCTTGCCCAGGCCGCGCTCCTTGCGGCGCTCGTCGATCATGTCCATGACCGCCTCGGCCCACCCGTGGGGGTCGTTGCCGTCGGCGCTCAGGCAGGACTCGATCACCGGGATCGCAACGGTCAGGACGTCGCCGGTCAGCTTCTCCGTCCACTGGTGGTACTCGACCCAGCCGACGATCGGGACCCGCACGGTGCGGTCATGGCGGATGAGGTCGGCGACCTCGGTCAGCCCGTTGTTGCTCTTCTGCTTCTCGCTGAAGGTGCCGGAGATGTTGACGGTGGTGGTCACGCGGTGGTGCTCCGTTCTCGATGGGTCAGTGCGTGCCGCCGGCGGGACTCGAACCCGCGCTTCCAGCTGCCTCGTCTCATGGGCGGCGTCCTCACGGACGCTCGGCGGCGGTCTGGTCAGGACGTGCGCGCGCCCATCAGTCGGCCCGCCGGTTGAGCGACGCGTCCATGGCGGCACGCAGCAGCTTCAGCTCGGTGCGCGCGGTGGCCAGCTCGGCCTTGGTGAGGGTGAGCTGATCGTTGAGGTTGATGAAGGCGTCGATCGCAGATGCACGGACGGCCAGGGCCTCGTCGCGTTCCCGCTCGACGTCGGCCGCGTCGTTGCGTTCGGCCTGAAGCCAGCCCGCAACCTCGCAGCCCTCGGGGCACGGGCGGTCCTCGTCGACGTTCGGCGCACCATCGGCGTCCCGGCCGAACCGCTCAGCCGGTGCGACACCAACGCCGTTGCACCAACCGCATGGCATCGAGTCGGCGAGGATCCGAAGATCGAGCACTTCGGTGAGCAGATCGTCGCGCTCCTGCTCGACGTGGCGCAGCTTGGCCGAGGTGGAGTAGCCGCCGGTGGCGTCCGGGTGGCGCCGGACCACGTGCCCGTCGAGCAGCACCTGCGTCTTGGCCCAGGTCGGGCACAGCGCGCACCACACCACTGCCCCAGGCTCGTCGGTCGGCTCGCTCACCGGTTGTTCCCGCCGCCGGAGAGGAACGCGGCCACGAAGACCGCGAGGACGACCAGGCCGACGACCTGCAAGGCGCTCACGATGACCGTCCCGGGAGCCCCGGCACCGACGCCGCGTACGGCGGCCGGATCTCGTTGCGCTCGTCGATGACCAGGTCGACCAGGTGCTCGCAGCCCGCGCTCCGGGCCGCGACCAGCAGGTCGTCGAGCATGGCGATCACGTAGTCGCGGTTGATGACCGTGTAGTCGCCCAGCTCGTCGGCGGACGGCTCGGCGACCGGGTGCTGCTGCTCCAGCTCCACCGGCTCGCGGCGGTCGAAGGGCCACATCAGAGATCTCCCTTGAGTTCGGGCCAGGTGGTCGCGGCGATGGCCTTGCGGTTCTGGGTCGGCACCGCGGGCAGCGGCGTGCCGTCCGGCAGGCTGCCGCCGTAGGCGTCGAGCCCGGCCATGAGCAGCGTCGTGGCGTCGGCCTCGTCGTAGCTGTGGACGTGCAGGAAGCGGCCGTAGCGGGCGATGACGGCCTCCAGCACCTCGGGCTTCGAGGCGTTGCCCTTGCCCGTCGCGTACTGCTTCAGGTGGGTCAGGTGCACGTCGGCGTACGGGATGCGCTGCGACCACAACCAGTGCTTGACGCAGCCGTGGATCTCGCCGAGCCGGACGGTCGTGTCGCCCTTGCCCTCGACGAGGATGGGTAGCTCGATCACCACGACGTCGGGCTTGCACCGCACGGCGGCCTGGATCGCGGCGATGGTCTCGTGCACCCGGTCGTGGTCCATGGCCGTCGCCGAGTTGCGGCGCCGCGGGGTGACCGTGCGGCAGGACAGGCGGGGCTCGCCGATCTGGTCGTGGGTCACGGCGATGCCGACGTTGGCGATCCCGAGGTCGAGGCCGACCACCCGCAGCGGCCTCACGACGGCCTCACCAGCTCGCGCTTGGCGGCCGGGCGGATGGCCGTCCATTCGGGGCCGTAGTGCGCCTTGACGGCGTACCCGCCCATGGCGTCCCAGCCCGCCCGGTACGCGGTCGAGAACCGCGCCGGGACGATGCCGAGGGCCACCAGCACGTCGACAGCCTCGGCGATCGATTCGACCCAGTAGTTCTTGGTCGTGCTCGTGCCGCGCCAGATCCCCAGCGCCACCGGCTCACCGGGCTCCCAATCGCGGGCAAAGAAGTTGACGCCCCACCTCTCACTCTCAGGGCGCCGGAAGCGACGGCACCACATGTAGGTGCCGCTGACGTCCAGGTCGCCCTCGGTGCGCGCCCACCGGAACAGCTCGCGCAGCAGCGCCCGCTCCGCCGGGGTCACGACGGATCTCCGGTCCGGAGCGCGTCGACGGCGAGCCACGAACCACCCGGGGCGAGCAGGCCGGCCAGCACGGCGAGCGCGACGCGGTCGAGCTTGCGCAGGACGCACCCGTCCTCGCGGCGGCTGGTGATCAGGCCCGCCTCGGTGAGCAGGCGCAGGTGGTAGCTGATCGTCGGCTGACTCAGGGGGATCACCTTCCCCAGGTCGACGCCCCCTCCGGGACCGTGGATGTACAGCAGGTGGAGCATGCGCAGCCGGGTCGGGTCGGCGGCGGCCTTGAGGACGGCGGCCAGGTCGGCCGCGGCGGCCGGGGTGAACCCGGCGTCGAACGGCGAGGTGAGCTCACGCATCGGTGCCTCGCTCCGGGATCACGTCGTGGCCGTCGAAGCCGGGGAACTGCGGCCCAACCGGGTGGCCGGTCCGCAGGTTGCAGTGGCCGTCCGGCGTCTCGAAGCCGCACGCCGACGGCGGGTTGTCCGTGAACGGATCCGCCGCCGGGACGGCGCCGGTGATCTCGGCGGCCGTGACCCGCTCGGGCGGGAACTCGTCCTCGATGCGGGACTCGCCGCGGGCCACCGACTTGCCGATCACCGAGAGCTGGGCGACGTCGTGCTCGGTCCAGGACCGCGACGGCCGGCCGAGCTTCTGCTCCATCTGCGACGACGAGACACCCTGGCGGCCGAACGCGGCGATCCAGTCGGCGACCCGCTTAGGCAGCGGCACCCCGCCCCCGTCGGTGAGGGTCTGGTTGCAGATCTCCTCGGCCTCGTCGACGAACCAGGGCGGCAGGATCGCCCAGATCGCGGCGCGCAGCCGCCGGGCGCCCATGTTGGCGTTGTTCTCGTAGACGTCGCGCAGGTCGGTCAGCGGCTTCGGGCCCTGCTTGGTGTCGCGGATGTGCGGCACGACGAAGATCTGCGCCGAGCGGGTGTTGCGCTCGACGTCCCAGGCGTAGGCCTGCATCTCGGAGTAGCCCCCGACGTCGTCGCGGCGCAGCTCGGAGATGCCGTACTGGACGTTGCCGAAGCAGCGGGCCAGCTCGCGGGCGAGGTGGACGGTGGCGCCGGTGACGTTGCCGCCGCCGCGGTTGTAGCGGAAGAAGGCCCGCTCGGCGAGGCGGGGCTGGCGGCAGGACTCGCGCATCTCGGCGAGGGCCTTCTGCATGTCGCGGGGGTTCTGCTGGGCGACGTGGACGGCTGCGGCCACCTCGGCGGCGGCGCGGGACTGCTCGATCGCGGTGGCCTGGCCGAGGTGGGTCGGAGTGGGCACCGCGGGGCGGTCGATGGCGTTGGTGGTCATCAGAACGGGGGCCTTCCCTTGATGTCGGCTACGGACGCCATGGCTTCCTGGGCGGCGGAGTAGGCGGTCACGCCGAGCGCCATGACGGGCGGCAGGTCGCCGGACTCGCGCCAGGTGGCTCGGCGCGGAACTTTGATGCAGACGTAGACCTCAATGCCTTCGAGGTCGGTGATGCGCGACTCGAACTCCCACGCGCCCGGCCAGTCCTCGGATCCGTCGGTGCTCACCAGGCCACCCCGTTCAGCTCGCGGGTTTCCCAGGGCGGTAGCTCAGCGAGCACGACGTCGTCGGAGTAGCCCGGCCACCGGCCGGATGCGGCGCACTCGGCGTAGACCTCGAGGGCCTGGCGGCAGCGGATCGCGCCCATGCGCATCGCCGCCGGGTCCGGCTCGACGACCGTGACGAGGTACGGGGCCGTCTTCTCCTGCACGGCCAGCAGCGCCTTCGCGTCCTCGCCGGCCAGCCCGAGCGCCTGAGCGCCCATCAGGTAGAAGGCCAGCTGGACGTGATAGCCGTAGTCGCCGATCACCCGGCCGAGCTTGTCCGGGGCGGCCGTGCGGCCGGTCTTGTAGTCGCGCAGGATGAACCGGCGGTCGGCCACCGGGAACGGCAGCCAGTCGAGCAGGGCCCGGCACATCACGCCGGTCCGCTCGTCCCGCCAGATCAGCGTCTGCTCGGGCCGGCCCGTGCCGGGCTGGAACAGCCCGCCCGCGACGGGGTCGGCGCGGAACGCGGGGACCATCTCGAGGATGGTGTTGTGGTCGCTGCGCAGCAGCGGCGTCTTGCCGGCGGCGTAGGCGGCCTCCTTGGCCTCGGCCGCGGCCTTGGTCCGCCAGCTGGCCGCGTCGACGATGACCAGCTCCTCGCCGTCGCCGAGCAGTTCGCGGTGTGCGCCGTGGCCGAAGTCGAACTCCGGCTTGCGCTCGGGGCCGGCGTCGCGCCAGTGCTTGAACTTCGCCGGGCATCCCTCGGGCGGCAGGAGCTTGCGTGCGCCGGTACTCGACAGCGAGCCGCCAGGCACCGGGTCTGCGTGGTAGACCGCGTTCGGCAGGTCGTAGACGCCCGGCCCGTCCACCTCGACCGCCGGCGGCAGCGTGGCGGGCGCGGTCACAGCTCGACCCCGAGCTCGCTGGCGACCAGCGACACGATCTCGCGGGCCTGGAACTGCGCCCACTCCTCGGTGCCGAACGCGGCCGGGATTTCGCGGAGCACCAACCGCAGCGCCTCGGCCTGGGCGGCCCGTTCGGCCCGCGCGGACACGGGCAGCAGCCCGGCCGGTCGGCCGCTGGGGTCCTGGCGTTCGACGTAGTACGCGACGCCGGGTGCGGACTCGCCGCCAGTCACGACGTCACCGCCTTGTGCCAGGCCAACCGGCAGTCGGTGACCTTGCGGAACGCGGCCAGCACGGCCACTTCCTGCGCGGTGGTGGTCGGCTGCAGCGCCCAGAGGTGCAGGACGTGGTAGATGTCGGTGACGGGGGCGACGCGGATCCCGGCGGCGGCGAGGGTGGCCGTGACGTCGGCGGTCTCGCGGTCGGTGAGCTCGTGGGCGATGACGTCGACGACGTGCCCGGACGGGGCGATGGTGGTCCTCACGACGCACCGCCCGGGCGCGGGCCGAAGACCTGCTCGATCAGCTCGGCGTTGAACTCCTCGTTGTCGACGTAGAAGAGGTCACCGGCCTCGTACTCGCCGATCCGCAGCAGGTCGGCCGCGAGTTCCGGGATGCTCTTCGGGATCATCCGGTTGGCGAGGATCACCTCGCGGTTCGGCGTCAGCTGGTAGCCCGACAGGGCCAGGGCCCAGCCCGCGAAGCACGCCGTCGTCCCGCACCCAGGGCCGGTGAGCTGCTCCAGGTCGATCGTCGCGACACTGCGCGCCTGGACCCAGTTGTCCATGTCGAAGTGCGCCGGGTTCGCGTTGATCGCGTCGTAGGTCCGCCACGCCAGCTCGGCGTTCGGCTTGGCCGGGGCGGTCACCGCGGGCACCTCGATCTCCGAGATGTGCACCAGCGCGCCGAGCCCGTCGACCTTGCCGTAGAGCACCTCGTCGTCGGCCGGGAGCAGAGCGAGCCCTGCCCGCAGGCCGTACTGCATCGCGGCCGGATTGCCGTCGGCGTACTTCCAGGACCCGCCGTAGACGTTGACCCACCAGTCCTCGACCCGGTACTCCCGGCCGCCGAACTGGGCGACATCGTCGCGGATCTTCACGGTCTTGCCCGCGTACTCGCTGGGCTCCCGGATGGTCACAGCGACACCAGCCGGACCAACTCGGCGACGAACCGGGCCCACACGCCCGGCACCCGGTGGCGGCCCGGCTTGCGGTCACGCAGCTCGGCCGGGATCACGTACGGCACCGACCGGCGCAGGTCGATGACCACGTCGTCGACCATCGGGTCGATCACCCGCTCCAGCGGGAACAGCGGCTGGACCTGGTCGCGGGGCACGGCCTCCAGGAAGCGCGGCATCTCACCGGTCGCGTCCGGGCGGCGCAGCAGCGGCCCGTGGGCGGCGTAGGTCAGGTCGGTGGTCTTGTTCTCGGACAGCCGCAGGCGCGGGATCTCGCCGGTGTCCGGGCTGAGCGTGCTGACGTTGCTGTTCATCTCTATGTCCTTCGTGGAAGACGTCGCTTCGGGTGGCCCGGGCCCGCGAGGAACCCCTCAGTCCTCGCGGCCCGGGCCGGGTGCGGCCGATGGCGGTCGGCCGGTCTTGAGCCGGGGCGGCGGGGAAACCTGGGGAGGAAAGGCCGCCGCCCCGGCAGATCAGGTGAGCCGGGTCGAGGTGCGGTAGCCCACGACGCCGATCGCGATGACGATGCGGTGCGGCTCGCAGACCGGCACGGTGAGCTGGATATCGGTGTGGCGGATCTGGGCCAGGTGCTCGACCGGCTCGTCGCAGGTCAGCCCGGCGGCCTCGGAGACGACGCCGTCGAGGGTGGCGATCAGCTCGGAGAGGACGTAGGCGCGGCAGGCCATCACTCGGCCGCGCTTCGGCACGGCGTTCCGGGGTGGCTGGCGGCGCAGTACCGCTGGCGCTCGGCGATGACCTCGGGGGCCTGGAAGCCGTTCGGGACGTAGCAGGGCGGGGCCTCATCGCCGTCCGTCTCGTCGACCAGCTGGTTGCCGTCGACCATCGCGCCGGTGTGCAGCGGCACCCGGCCAGGCGAGACGGGCCGGTTGTCGTCAGGCTCGGTCTCGCGGGAGTAGCCCATGCCGGTCGGGTCGGCGAGCTGCTCGATCTGGATCTCGGCCTCGGGGCGGAACGACGTGCTGTCGTGGAAGCCGTCGTCCAGCGCGAACGCCACGAACACCCAGCGGTCGGGGCCGACGTAGTCATGCACTCGGACGAAGACCACCTCGGCGGGGCCGTCGCTGTAGAGCGGCAGCTGCTCGCCCGCGATCCGGTCGCCAACGACAAGCTCGTCAGCCCGCTTCGACTTGCGTACGCTCTGATCAGTCACTGGACTGGCCTTTCTTCGTGGGGTACTGGTCCGGTGCACGCGGGTCGCCCGAGGTCAGAGCCGGGTGACCCGCAACTACGTCACGGCCGAATCGGCTTGGTGTTGGTCGGCTTCTTGGGCGGCTTCGTCGGCGGGCGCGGCCTGTGCGGGCGGCCCATCACGCGCTGCCCAGGAGTTGGCGGACCTCGGACTGCCGGAACCGCAGGTGCCCGCCCGGCGTCCGCTGGCAGGCGATCCGCCCGGCCGCCGCCCACCGGGTGACCGTCTTCGGCTCGACCCCGAACAGCCCGGCCACCTCGTCGGAGGTCAGCAGCGGGTCGTGGTCGAGCAGGCCCGCGGTGACCATCAGGCTGTCGAGCTTCACGACCCGCTCCGGATGTCCCGCGGGAGCCGGAAGTCGATCAGGTCGTGCCAGTGCGGTTGGATCACGCCTGCCCCGGCACCCCACACGGCACCGGGGCTTTCGCTCGACGCTCCGCAAAGCGCGTCGGCAGAGCCGGGCGGCAGCTCCTCACCCGTTGCAGCGGGTGGCTTGACCGGCTCACCGGGGGTAGCGACCGCGGTGGAGCCCTGGGACCTGGAATCCATCGGGTCCCGGTGAGCCGGAGACAGGTGGGCGAGCTCGACCAGGGCGCGGTCGAGGTGGAACGCGACCGAAGACAGCCGCATCGACGCGATGGTCCGGTCGGCCGGGAAGCTGGCCGGGTCGAGGTCGCCGTCGACCAGGGCCAGGGCTCGGGACAGGTGCGCCTCGACCATGGCGGCCACGAGGTCCAGCGGCAGACGCGGGGCGAGCCGGCCGGCTCGCGGGGGCGGGCAGGTCGGGACCGGGTGGGTCGGGCCGCTCGGCTTCGGGCCGACCGGGGTGCCGGGGGTGGCCGGCGGTTTCGAGAAGGTGGTCACGACAGGCTGTCCCAGCGGGTGACCTCGTACCGGCCGTAGCCCTGCGAGCGGGAAGCGCCGATGCCCTGCTGCTCACCGGACGTCCAGATCGCGGCCCAGTCGCGGGCGCTGAAATCGTGGTCGGCCATGACCGTGAAGTCGACCTTGGCGTCCTGGACGAACTCCTCGTACTGGATGCCGGAGCCCCGGAAGGTGTGCACGAAGCGCTGGTTGATCCCGGTGGCCTCGGTGACGCCGAGGTGCAGGCGCTCCTCGACGACGAACACGTGCTCGGCGAGGTAGGAGAGCAGGCCCTTGTTCGTCTTGCCCCAGCCGCGCGAGCCGAGCTTGCCGGCGGCGACGGCGCAGGAGGCGGCCTCCTTGAGTGCGGCTTTGAGCTGGCGGCCCTCGATGTAGAGGCCGAGCTCGTCGCGCTTGAAGCCGTTCAGGTGCTTCTGCTGGTCGACGAGCTTGGTGGCCTCGTCGGCGGTGACGCCGCGCTCGACCATGGTCTCGGCGACCATCTCGCGGATCAGGTCGTCCTTGCCGCCGAGCTTGGTCCGCAGCCAGCCCTCGGCGACCTTCGGGTCGGTCGGGGTGCCACCGGCGATGCAGCCGACGACGAGCTGGCCGGCGAACCTGAACGGGAACATCTCGGGCTGGAACTTCTCGAAAACGCTGGTCACTTCATGCCTCCTGGTTTGTCGGATGAGGAGAGGGGTGGGACGGGTGACGCGGGATGGCACGGGAAGTCGGGTTGGCCAGGGACGGCGAGCGCGGCAATGGGTGGGCGTGGGCGGTCATGCGAGTTGGGCGGAGGCGCGAGGGGGTGTGGCGGGTAGTCGGGCAGGGATGCGGTGGTAAGGGAAGGCGGGGGAAGTCGGAACGGGTCGGGCGGCGCGGACTCGGGCAGGGACGGCGTGGGATGGGTAGTCGTCGTGGGGAGGTATGGAGGGCGATGGGTGGCGGGGGATAGGGAAGTCGGGCCGGGGTCGAGTGGGGGCGCGATGGGCTGAGGCGGGGCGGGTAGGGCAGTCGGGACGGAGAGTGCAGGGAAGGCGGGAGTCGGGTAGTCGGGTAGGCGTGGGCAGGCGCGCGGCGGGCTGGGGAGGGTAGGAAAGTCGGAGCTGGGCAGAGTCGGGCTTGAGCGGGGCAGGCTGGGGCTGTCGGACGGGGGCTGCGGCGGGCGCGAGCTGTGCTGGGCAGGGATGGGCTGTCGGGCTGGGGTGTGGCAGGGGCGAGCAGGCAAGGAAAGGGAAGTCGGAGCGGAGAGGAGCGCGTGGGGGCGGGCAGGGGCGGGAAGTCGGTGAGGGGCGAGCGGGCAGGGGGAGAGTCGTCCAGGCATGTCGATCAGGACCCCGACAGCGAGGTCCACATGGTCGAGAGCTGTTCGTCGGTGAAGTGGTCGGCCACCACGCCGGTCTTGACCTTTCGGCTGATCGCCTTGAGGAAGGCCGCAGTAAGCCGGTTGTCCCGGGCGCGAGCCTCGTAGGTGTCGCTGGCGAAAAGCAGGCCGTCGCGATCCATCTCGGCCAGCGGCTTGCGCGACCCGTCCTCGACGGTGAACCGCGTGGTGAGCCAGCCCGTCAGTCGCTCCGGCTGACCAGCCTCGGCAGCAGCGGCGTCGGCGGCGAAGACCGAGCCGGGCCGGGCGTGCCGGGCGGCCGTGCGCTGCGAGTTGTCGCGGTTGTTGATCGCCTGCCGGACGAACGTCTCGGCCTGGAAGTCGAGCCAGCCGATCAGGAGGTCAGGGTCGACCTCGCGCAGCTTCTCGACGATCGCGGCGGCGATGACGCCAGGCACGTAGGTGCCCGTGGCCTCGGCGTCGATGACCGCCCGCATCTCGGCGGCGTAGTCGCGGGTCATGCCGGCACCGCGGCGAGCGGGGCGGGAGCCGGGGGGAGCAGAACGGCGGGGGCGATTCCAAGCTCGGCAGCGACGGTCACGATCTCCTCGGCGGAGAAGCTCACCTCGCCTGCCAGCCGCCGGGCGCAGGACGAGAGCGGCATGCCGATGCGGCGGGCCATCTCGGCGCCGCTGATGTTCGCTCGGGCCAACTCCACCCGCACGTTCGCGGCGATGGCTCGGCGGGTGTCACTCCCGCTGAGCGGGTTGGTTTCTCTCATGTGCATAGTTCTACCGTGGGTGCATCACAGTGTCAACCCGCTGGGCGGGTAGACAGTTCACTCACGCCGGTTGGCACCCCACAGGACTTGACGCGTCCCGCCTAGCGAGTCAATGTCTCAGTTATGAGTGAGCAGACGACGCCACCGCGAGGGCGTCTCCGCGAGCACGTCGCAGAGGAGATCCGCGTTCTCCTCGCCCGTAGAAAGATGAGCGGGGCCGAGCTCGCAAGACGCACGGGGATCACGCAGTCCACGATGAGTCGGCGTATGACCGGCGAAACCGCCTTCGACATGGACGACATCGAGGCCATCGCCGGTGTTCTCGACGTCGAGATCAGTGATCTCTTCCCGAACGACAGGGGGGTGAACCGGGATTTTGATCAAGCTCCCGCTGACCGAGCCGCGACCATAGGACACCGTTCCGTCGGCATGGCCGAAGGGGTGAGCCGGTACACGGAGACCAAGCACCCGACTCGTCCGTTCGGCCACCCGAAGGCCGGACCCAAACGTCCCGGCTCACCCGTTCCGGCAGCGAAACGGCGCCCGGCCCGAATCAATCCCCCGTCACGGTAGAGGTCCGGCCGATGCCCCCCGCCGCACGCCGGCGCAACGCTGGTCCCATGGATCACGCCAGCGCCCGCAGTCAGCTGGTCGACGCGCTCGCCGACCGAATCCGCCAGGGCGCCCCCGAGGCCGCCTACGCCAGCGCCATCACGCAGATCGAGACGCTGCACACCAGCCCCGCCCTGTCCGTCCATCAGGCCCACGTCGGCACGCTGGTCGTGCTCGACGCCCTGGCCGAAGCGCTCGCCGAGGAGTAGCGATGTCCGAACTGATCGACGCCTACGAGAAGCACCTGCGCCGCCTCGACCGCTCCCCGAACACGGTCGAGACGTACATCCGCACCCTGCGCCAGGCCGACCGCGAGCTGGAGTACGGCCTGGAGTGCGCGACGACCGAGGAGTTCCAGGAGTGGCTGTTCTCCGCCTCGCCCGCCCGCCGCGGTGGTGGCGTCCGTGGCAGGACGACGCGCGGGCACTACGTGCGCATCCTCAAGGGCTGGGGCAAGTGGGCCGTGCACCCGAAAACGCCGGCCCGGATCCGGCTGGACTTCGACGCGACGGCCGACCTGCCGGAGTTCAAGCCGTCGGAGAGTCGGTCGAAGCCGACCCGCGAGGACCTGCTGAACGCCATCCGCGAGCGTGCGCCGCAGCGACAGAAGGTGTGGATCCTGCTCGGCGGGTGGGCCGGAACGCGCTGCTGCGAGATCAGCAACCTCGACCGCGAGGACATCACCGAGGAGCGGATCTGGGTGCGCGGCAAGGGTGAGAAGGAGCGGTACATCCCGACGCACCCGCTCATCTGGGAAGCCGTCAAGGATCTGCCGCCGGGTCCGATCGCGGTCGACCACGACGGAGTCACCCGGCTGACCGCACGGCAGGTCGGCCACCGCGGCGGCTACACCATCCGCAAGATCGCCCGCGAGCTCGGCTACCCGGCGACGAGCATGCACAAGCTGCGCCACCGGTTCGGCACCAAGACGTACGACGCGGTCCGCGACGTCTTCGCGGTGCAGGAGCTCCTTGGTCACTCGGACCCGAAGACGACGCGCCGGTACGTCGAGGTGAACCGCGACCGGATGGCCGCCGCGGTGGCCGGCCTTCCGATCGCGGGGTGACCCCCGTGTGGCTACTCGATGCGGCGTGGCCGGCGTCCTCCGGGGCCGTCATTGCGCGGGCCGTCGTTGCGTCCGCCGTCGTTGCGCGGGCCGTCGTTGCGCGGGCGCGGGAGCTTGCCCTCGCAGATCCGGATGGTCTCCTCGCCGCAGACCTCCAGCCGCGGCTCCCACTGATCGTTCAGGTGTTCGCGCCGGGCGAAGACGATCACGGTGGCGTTGCCGGCTCTGATCATGGCGAGAGCTGCTGGAAAGTCGCCGCTGACGAGGCCGGCCAGCTTGTAGCCGCGACGGTCGATGTGGGTCAGGCAGTTGTTCAGGTACCCCTCGTTGACCTGGTTGAGGGGTCCGGGTGGGACGAAGGCCACGGCTCTGATCATCGTGCTCCCCTATCTCTCGCTGGCCTGGGGGTCTGGCGACAGCGAGGTGATCAGTTAACGCAGTTGTAACTTAGATAGGGATCATCCTTAGCTCTGCAAAAACCGGACAGTGACGTTGTAAGAGATCGACAACTGGACACTATCGACAACTCGACAGTCAAGAAACCATACAGATCGTTGTGATCTTGTAGCGCTCGGTGTTATTGAGGGGTGACTAGTTGGTGGTGACCACGTTGCTGACCGGCAGCTTTCAAGGTGCCTACGGTTCGGGCACATGCCCGCGAACCGCACGCCCGGCCACGCCCCGATCCCGCTCGTCGCGACCGCCGAGATCCGCATCCGCCTCGGCGGCATCAGCGCCCAGCGCGTCCAGGTGATCGTCGCCAAGGACACCTTCCCGCTGCCGGTCGCCGAGCTCATCCACGGCCGCATCTGGCACCGCGACGACGTCGAGGCCTGGATCCGCGAACACCGCGCCGACCTCGCCGAGGACTAAACGCAGAACCGCCCCCGACGCCGGCAGGCGCGTCGGGGGCGGCGGAGTGGCGGCTCGGTCAGAGGTTGTCGAACTCGCCGTCCTGCACGCCGGCGATGAACGCGGTCCACTCATCGGCGGTGTAGACGAGCGGCGCCATGCTCAGGTCGTTCGAGTTGCGCACCGCGACCTGGCCGCCGTCGAGGCTCGCCACCTCGACGCAGTGCCCCGCCGCGCCGCTCTTGGTGCTCTTGAACCACTTGGCGTTGCTGAGATCGGTGGTCACCGGTCTCCCCTTTCGGTTGATGGGTTAGGGGTGGTCTGGGTGAGCTGCCCCGGTCAGCAGCGCCTTTTCGAGGGCATCGGCGTCGGCGCCGTAGTACTCCGCCCGGCGGACGTGACCGTGACCCGCCAGCCAGCGGCCAGGGTCGTCGCCTCGCCACCAGGCGTAGAAGCCTTCCTCCCGGTCGAACCCTGGCGTCTGGCACCGGTACTCGTGCATCCAGGCGACCACCCGGCCAGGGTGATCCCGCTCGATGCGCTCGCACGCCTCGACCGCGCCGACCGGCCATCCGGTGCGCTCGGCGATGATGCGGCGGTTGAGTCGTTCCCGCTCCGGGCCGGACAGCGGCAGCAGCACGCGTGGCCCCTCGGCGGCGCCGGAGTAGCCGGCCATCACAACCACCCGGCGCGCGGGTCGCGCCAGCCGCTGGCGAGGCGGCTCTCGGGGAAGGGCCCGAATCGCTCGTCGACCGGCATCGTGGCCGAGAGCGTCACCATCACCCCGCCGGTGAGCCGGACTTCGGCGACGCGGGCGAAGGGCTGCATCGACACGATGATCGGGTCCCGGTCCCAGGGCGGCAGGATCGTGACCCGATCGCCGACCTCGTGCTTCACCACTGGAACCCCCGCCACTCGCCGCCGTGCTCGACGCGGACCTCCGGCGCCCGCAGCGCGGTCACGTCGATGCCCTGGGCGGCAAGGGCGCGCGTAACCGGGCACGGGTAGGCGTCGAGGCCGCACCGGCAGATCACGGTGAACGGCCGGAACCACCGGCGGGTACGGCCATGGATGGGGTACGGGTCTCTGTGCATCGCGTCGTGCCTCTCCCGGTAGAGGCCCCGGCCTGCGAGTCGGGGGACGACGACGGAGCGGTTTCACTCGGGGACCGACCGCCGTCGTCACCGTGGGACTTTACACATCGTCATGTCGCGGTGACATGGTTATCACTCAATTGCGTTACTGCGCGTATAGCCCCCATAGCGTCCGGGTCATGGCAAACCGGAAGCTCCCGCGCCTCATGGGCGCAGCCGAGATCCGGGCCCGCCTGGGCTACTCCCGGCAGTGGACGAGCGTGATCCTCGACCGGCGCGACTTCCCGGAACCCGTGCTCACGCTGGAGATGGGCCGCATCTGGCTCGCCGAGGACGTCGAAGCGTGGGCCGCCGAGCACCAGGGCGACGCGGCCGAGGAGAGCTGAACCGGCCGCGGTCAGCCGATCGGCCGGAAGCGGACAACGATCATCCTGAATGCGTCGCCCGGCCTCGCCCGGCCTTGCGTCCATCCCTCACTCTGGGGATCGACCACGCGACCGACCGTGCCGAGGGGATCACCGTGACCAGCGACCAGAACATCGCACCCGAGGCCTACGCCTCGGGTGACGACGAGGTGGAGTACTACGTCCCGGTCGCCTGGCAGGCAATCACCTCGCTGGTCATCGGCATCGTCTCCATCCTGCTGATCACCCGCTATGGCGGCACGGGCCTGTTCGCGCTGGCGTTCGGCGCCGACGCGCTCTGGCGGATCGACCGCGGCATGCGGACGGGCAAGGGCCTGGCGATCGCGGGCATCGTCCTCGGTGGCGTCGCCCTGGCCGTGGCGCTCATCGGATACATCTCCTGAGCGTCGTCCACAGACGCAGAAATAGCCCGGCCCTCCGAGTGGAGGGCCGGGCTATTTTGGTGAGTTATGGAGACGTTGGAGGAGCGGATCACTGCGCGACTGAACGAGGCGTTCGAAAACGCCCCCACCCGAAGGTGGGGCGGCGTTTTTGTCGGTGGGTACAGCTACGGTCGGGAGTTGGTCGCCCTCGTCCTACGTTGCTGCTGGTACTCCCGGGCGCGGGTGCGTTCGGCTTCCAGGTTCGCGTAGTAGTTGCGCCGACGGCGATCCCGGGCGCACTGGTTGCAATGCCGCCGACCGTTGCGATGAGTGGTGTTGGCCTCGTCGTAGGGGTGGTCCTGTGGGCAACGGTCCTTTGCGACGTTGATCGAGTTCACCGTGTTCGGGCTGGCCAGCAGGTTGACCTGAGCGGTCACCGGTCGCAGGTGACTAGCCCAGTTGACGCAGAGACGATGCAGACACGAGTGTCCGCCTGAGCACTCAGCATCGTTGTGGCAGGCGTGGTCGATCTGCTGACCTTCGGCGATCGGGCCGACCATGCGCTGGTAGACCACGCGGTGAGCAGGACCACCGGCAATGCCGTACCCGTTGGCGCCCACCGGCCCCGGCCAAGGCCAGCACGCCGCTGGATCGCTGATGTCGAGCTGAGCGATCCATTCGTCCAGCGTCCGCAGACTGCGCGGATAGCGGTCGAGCTGACCTGCGCGCTTCGCCCACTGGTAGCACGGGCTACACAGGCCCCGGGCCTCGTGTATCCGCTGCTGCCCACACCGCAGACACGTACAATCCGACACGTCGACTCCTCAATAGTCGGCCACGCCCCGGGACGGTTGCAGCCGTCGCCGGGGTTCCATGTTCGTTAGGTCAACTTTACGCCATCAGCCGAGGTGGGCGCTTCGACCTGGGTCCGGACGAACGCGGCCACTGCGGCGCCGACGAACGACATGATCACGGCCTGGTTCTCGGCCGACACGTTCAGCCCGAAGCCGACGGCCAGCGCGAGCAGCGCCTGCGCGACGCCGAGGATGGCCGGGACCTGGCCGTCGCGGCGGACGATGAACGCAACGATCAGACCGGCGATCGCGGTGGCGGCCGCGTTCAGCACGGCCTGCTGCCCGTCGGTCAGGTGGATGAAGAACGCGGCCGACAGCCGGACGACGGTGGCGATCAGCGTGAGGTAGAGCGCGGGGTCGCGACTCAGCTTGACCATGATGCCCTCCTAGGGCAACGGGAGGCATAGCCTCGCGGGATGGTGCGGTTGATTCCGGTCGTGCGCAAGGGCAAGACCGTGTGGATCGAGGACGCGCCGGCCGAGTGCTCGCAGGGCCACCGGCAGCTGGTGCCGACGTACAGCGGGTGCCCGGTCTGCGGCCAGCCGTGCAGGCAGTGGAAGTGCCGGGCCGAGGGCTGCACCGCGCCGGTGAGAAGATCGCCGAGGACTTCGGTACCTGGGAGTCGGCCAACCCGGACGCCGACGAAGAGGACTCGACCGCGATGCTGATCGCGATCTCGCAGCACCACGACCGGACGCTGACCATTCCGAACCTCGACGCGGTGCGGCGCGAGGCCCGAGCCGCTGCCGTGGTCTCCGTGACGCTCGGAAAGATGAGCGAGGCCGAGGTGGCCCGGGCGGCCGGGGTGGACCGCATGACGGTGCGCAACTGGCTCGGGAAGCGCTGAGGTTCAGATCAGGTGATCAACCCGTCTGGCCACGCGGGCGGCGGCGGCGGACGGCCGTCCGCGATGTGCCTGCGCAACTCGCCGATGTAGTCGCCCTGGATGCGCTGGTTGCGCTCCAGCGCCGCAATCCGGACCCGGTCCTCAGCCCGGCCAGCACGGAGGTCCTTGATGTCCTCCTGGTGCTGGTCGATCATCTGCTGGCCGGAGTCGGTCTTCAGCTTCCGGGTCGACACTCGGTAGGTGAGGTACGCCGCGGCGATGGCGCCGACCAGGGTCAGGAGCGGCCCTAGGATCGACTCCACAGCCACCGCCTTTCTGAGTGCAGCGGGGCTGGGATACCTCCCGCGATCAGGTAGACGAACGCGGCGAAGGCCAGCCAGATGGCGGCGGACAGGTAGCCCAGCGGCACCGAGCCGTGGATCCACCCGAACAGGGCGGGCAGGCCCCAGCCGACCTTGATCGCGACCGCCGCCATGAATGCTGCCGTGTCACGGATGGCGAACGCGAACACCAGGCAGATGACGCCCACGCTGGCCCAGCAGGCCGCCCACACCGGCAGCGGCATGATCTCGTTCATCCAGGCGTAGAACGCCGTCAGCGGCCGGGGCGCTGTCAGCAGGGCGATCGCGTACACGAAGTCGAGCAGGGCGAAGAACAGCAGGGCGGCGCCGCGGCGGCCGACCCGGTCGCGGAGCCGCATCTTCACTTCGCGGTCGCGCCGGGCAGCTTCGCGGCCAGCTCGTCGACCTTGGTGATCAGCTTGAGCGTGTTGTTCTCCGCCCGGCGCGCCGTGGCGCCGCCGTAGAAGACGCCCTGCGCGACGGTCATCGTGGGGTTGGCGTCCTTGGCCTCGACTCGCGTGCCCTCGTTGGTCCAGCGGGGGACGACGTCGCCGACGGTGGCCGCGAGGGCCGCCTTGATCTCGTCGCGGATGATGCTGCGCAGCTCGGTCTCGTTCACCGGGAACTCCTCCAGTTCGTCACGTACCAGGTCAAGGAACTGCGACCACGGGAACTTCGGCCCCGGGTCCTCGTGCGTGCCCTTGTCGGCGGGGAACGCGCGGGTGATGTCGATGTGCCCGCAGAAGCCCTTCTCGCCCGCGGCGACCTGGGCGACGGTCACGTGCCGGACCGGGATGCCCCACTTCTCGGCGTCCCGGGCGGCCTGCTTCGCGGCTTGGCGCAGCAACGCCTGGTGGTAGGCGTTGCCCCAGTCGGCCGAGCCGGCGCGGGTGCACAGCTCGTGCTGGATGCCGCGGCGGTTGCCCTGGGTGCGTGCGGCGTGGGCCTGATCGGCGGTGCGCACGCACTGCACGGTGGAGTTGCTGTCGTGGAAGTAGTGCGTGCTGGTGCCGTCAGTCCGGCGCTGGTCGTAGGCCGCGCCGTCCTCGGCCGACTCGGCCTGCGCGCTGCCCTCGGTGGTGTGGATGACGATCAGCTGCACGCTGCCGCGGTTCGCATCCGACCAGGACTTCGGCGGCATCCACCGCAGGTCGGGGTACTCGGGCGAGGTGGCCATCAGTTCCCTCCGAGGTTGTACGCGTCGATCTTCGCCTGCAGCACCGGTACCGAGTCGGTCAGCGTGCCGCCGTAGCGGGCCAGGCGCTCCGGCGGAACCTGCAGCATCACCCAGCCCGGCCACCCGGACCGGTCCCCGTTCGGGCCCGTGTCGATCGAGACGCCGAGGCGCTGCGACCACACCGCATCGGTGGCCACCGTCGGGTGCAGGTCCTGGACCGCCTTCATGACCATCGCGATCAGCGACAGGATCTCCAGGAACTGCAGGTACTGGCTGTGGTCGCCGGCCATGATGTCGGTGCCGATGTCGTCGCGAGCGGCATGCATCGCCTTGACCAGGTACGGGACGAACTCTGCCGACCAATTCACTGGACCTCCTAGAACGGCACGACGTTGATCGTGCGCTGGCTGAATGTGCCGGTGTTCGCGTCGACCCGGTATTTCGCGGTGAAGGTGTTACTGCCCGCGGTCAGGCCCTGGATCAGGGCGCGTGAGGCCTGGATGCCGGCGCCGCTGGCGATGGTCACCTTGAGGCAGACCGCGTCGGTGGCGGCCAGCGTGGTGGCACCGGAGATCGCGTAGCCCATGTAGGACGAAACGTTGCTGGTGCCGTTGGAGGCCTCGCAGCCCCAGAGGACCAGGGCGCGTACGCCGGTGGTCACCGTGACTGTGGGGCCGACCGTGGCCAGGTCCGTGTACGTGGTGGTCGCCGTCGTCTGCAGGGTGCCGACGGTGTTGGCCGTCGGGATTCGCTCGGCGATCGTGTTCGTGCCCGTCGTGGCGAAGATGCTGCCCGTCGTGGTGGCCAGCGCCGGCGCCGTCATCAGCAGGTTGTCGCGGACGCTCGCGTTCCACTGCGCCGCGGTGAGTGTGGCGTTGGAGACCGCGGTCAGCGGTGTGGACCAGGCCATCAGATGTTCCCCTCAACGCGACCATCGGGACCGACCTGCAGGCCGAGGCCGGTCAGCAGTTCACGCAGCCGGCCCTGCTCCTGCCGCTCCTCGGCGGCACGGAACTGCGCCACCTGCTTGCCCTCGTCCACCAGCTCGGCGACGCTCTGCCCGGTCGGCAGGCCGGCCAGCGTCGCCCGTGGGTGGCCCTTCGGGTACCAGCTGCGGTCCGACTCGAGGGCGCGCTCGCTGAGTACGGCGACCAGCTGGCTCTCCAGGGCCGGCGGCGGCATGTCGATCCGGAACAGATGGCCCTTGGCGCACATGTCCTCGGTCTGCCGCTGCCCGGTGACCCGGTGGTAGACGGCGCGTGCGTCGTTGCAGCCCGGCTCTGGGCAGTCGGCGACCCACCGCCCCCAGTTCAGGTAGGCCAGAGCGGTTCTCACGTGGCGAACACTCCTTGATCGAAACCGACGCCCGCGACGTCGAAGCGGAACATCGTGGCCGGGTTGTCGGCGCCGGCCACCGCGAAGGCGCCGTCGTTGAAGCCCCGGCCGGCGACGTCGAAGGTGAGGGGGCTGGCGACGTTGGGCGGGATCTTCTCCAGCCCGAACGTGGTGACGTGCTCCAGACCGCCCTCGCCGATGGTGTGCGACATCTGTTCGATGAAGCAGTCGGCGTCGAGGCCGGTCAGCGACTCGGTCAGGTGGATCCGGTCGGACAGGTTGCGGCCCAGGCATTCGGCCAGCCGGGTCGCGTTCGCGGCGCCGCGCATCGTGACCGTGACCGTCGGGAGCCGCTCGGCCCGCTTGGACACGATCAGCAGCAGGATCGCCTCGGCGTCGTACCGGTTCGCCCACACCGGCAGCCGACCGTTCTGCATCGACTGGCGCCCGTACTTCGCGATGCTCTGCGCGTCCTCGACGGTGACCGCAACGGCGGTCGACTGGATCGCCAGCGCCCGCAGCTGCAGATCCTGGATGATCGCCCCGCCTGCCGAGGTGATGGTGATCGTCGACGACGCGCCAGAGGTCTGCGACAACCCGACCGTCAGCGTGCCGGAGACCAGGGTGTAGTCGACGCCCTGCACGGGGGTGACCGCGTTCAGGAACGGGCCGTTCCCGCGGGCGGTGACCTGCAGCGGTGTGCCGGCCGAGATGACGAGCTGGCCCTGACTGGTCCAGACGGCGGAGAAGTCGGGGTCGATCGTGTACTGCGGCACGTTCACCGAGACCGAGTTGACGATCTCCTTGAACCCGTGGTCGTAGGTCACCGGGTCGGAGATGACCGGCTCGATGCCGGAGGAACGCCACGTGGCCTGCGCGGTCAGCGACGCCGTACGGGTGAGGCGGTGGTGCCGGTCGCGGAACACGATCTGGCCCTGCGGGTTGACGGTGATCAGCGCGGCCGGGCCTTCCGAGTCGGCCAGCTGTATCAGGGCGTCGAAGGCGTCGTCGCCGTCGAGCCACCAGAAGGGCAGCACCGACGCGCCGGCGTCCAGGTCTCGGGCGCTGGCCGGCCAGCCCGCGGAGTCGAGCAGGTAGCCGATGGCGTCGCCGGTGCGCAGGCCCTGGTACAGCGGCGTGGTCACTGCGATGCCGCGCAGTTTGCCGAGGGCGTCGGTGCACGTCGCGGGGACGCTGCGGTCATTGAGACCAGGCTTGATGTCGAAGTCGTCGAGGTAGCCGGTGTAGAGCGTGGTGGTCGTCGCGCCGACGGTGGCCTGCAAGCGAACCGGGCGACCGGGTGCGACGAACCCGGCGATCGGCGAGGCCGCGTTGTCCGGGGAGTAGTCCCGGGAGATGTTGTTCAGCTCGAAGTTCAGCTCGCCCGGCGAGGTCGGTGAGAGCTGCCGGGCCTGGTCGCGGCCGTAGCGCATGGTGGGCGGGGTGCGCTGGTCGAGGGTGCGGGCGGTCACGTCGTCGGGGCCGCCGGTGAAGCCGTTGCCGTACCAGTCGATCTGCAGCGAGTAGGACGCGGCCATCAGACCCGGGCCTTGCGCTTCAGGTTGTCGATCGCGCCGGTCAGCCAGTTCTCCAGCTCGTACTGCGAGCCGACCGGGCCGGAGAACGTGACGTTCAGGTTCATCGAGCCGCCGCCACCACCACCGGATCCGCCCGGCGCGGCCTGCCAGTTCGGGGTGACGCCGAGGCGCTCGCCCTGCCAGTTCTCGCCGAACGAGTAGGTGGTGCCGCTGGCGCCGACGCCCTGGATCGGCTCGTTGATCGTGCCGCCGGCCTTCATCGCGACGTGCAGGTGGTTGCGGTGCAGCGGCCACTGGTGCGGCATGGCGTTGTAGTGCCCGCGGGTGATGCCGTAGTCGCGGGTCTTCGTGCGGTGGATCAGCTCCAGCACGCTGCCCTGCCGGGCCTGGAAGAAGTCGGCCAGCCGGTTCTGGTTGAAGCCCATGAAGTCCACGGCCCGGCCCGAGCCGTGCCACAGCGGGTCACCCGGGCGGTAGCCGTTGCCGAACTCGAACGGGATGCCGGCCGCCCGGACCAGCGCCACGATCTTGCGCCAGACGCCGGAGTCACCGCGCTGGGCGCCGGGGCTGGACGGCCACTTGCCGAACTGGCCGGGCGCGCCACCGACCACACTCATCGCCTGCGCCATCGTCGGGACCTTGGTGCCCGCGGCGCTCACCGGGAACGGCATGACCATGCCGCCGCCGGCGTAGCCCGGCACCTGGCCGGTCGCGTTCATCTCGTCGAGCAGGCCGGGCGAGCGCGCCTCGATCTTGCGGCGACTGGACTTCTTGATGACGTACTCGTCGGCGTGGACCACGCCGGCCTCATCGTGCTCGGCGCCAGGGCCGGTCCAGCCGCCGGTGCGGTACGCGTTCTTGTTGAACGCGGCCTGGGCGGCCGAGACGGAGATGCCCTTCTTGGCCGCCTGCTGGGCGACGAGAAGCTTCTCCAGCTTCTTGTACGCCGCGGCGTCGCCGGTGACCGAGACGTTCGTCTTGATCTGGCGGGTCAGGGCGTCGAGCTGCTTGTTGTACGCCTTGATGCTGAGCGCGGACTGCGGCAGGCCCGGGGTCTGGATGTTCGTGCCGACCTTGCCGGGGATGGCCCGGTACGAGCCGATCAGCGCGTCGACAGCCGCCTTGGAGAACCCGGCCTGCAGCATCGACTTATGCAGGCCGTCGACGTCGGCCCTGTACTTCTTGTTGACCACGTCGAGGGACTGGCCCTCGTTCAGCCGGGCCTCGCGCAGGTCCTCGATCGCCGACAGCTGGTCGAGCACCGCACCGCGGTTCTTGCGGCCCTCGGCGGAGTTCAGGTCCAGGGTGCGGGTGCCCTTGCCGAGCTCCTCGCGGAGTGCGACCAGGCCTTCCTGGTACTTGATGGCCGCCCGGTCCGCGGACATCTGGACGTCGAACAGGTTCTTGAACGCCTTGTTCATCGAGTCGAGCTCGGCCGCGGCCTTCTCGGCCGCCTTGCCCATGTCGTCCGTCGACTTCGCGGCCTCGCCGGTCGCGCCCGCAGCGCCGTGGGCGGTGGCCTGGAGCTTCTGCAGGCCGGACCACGCGCCGGGCAGAAGCTTCGCCAGCTGCTCGGTATTCAGGCCGCTCTTCGAGAGCAGCTCATTCCAGATCTCGCCCGAGCGGGTGGCGTCCTTCTGGGTGGACATGAAGGCGACGAAGGACTCGTCGAGGCCCTTCATCTTGTCCGTCGCGTCCGTGAACGACGTGCCGTAGATCTTCTCGCTCAGCGTGTCGAAACCCGAGCTCAGACCCGGAACCGCGCCGGCCACATCGTTCAGGGCGCTGCCGAAACCGTGGGTCGCGCCGTCGGCGTACTTCGCGATCTTGCCGAACTCGTCGAGGTTCTTCCCGAAGTTGTCGGTCAGGCCCTGTGACATCTTGCCGGTGGACGCGTAGTCCTGCAGCGACGCGGTCAGCTTGTCGACGTTGACCGCAGCGTTGCCGAGCTTGTCGAAGATCGCGCCGGCCGCCTCGAGGGCGATGAACGCGGCGACGGCCAGCCCGGCACCCTTCGCGGTCTTCTGCAGCCCCGCGGCCGCCTTCTCGCCCGCCGGCCCGACGGCGGTGAGCTCCTCGACCGCCCGGGCGATGCCGCCACGCAGCTTGATCCAGGCGGTGAGGCCGAGGATCAGGGCGCCGCCGAGCCCGGCCAGGACGACCATGGTGCCGCCGACCGCCGGCGGCATCTTGCCGAACTGGTCGACCAGCGCGCCGACCGACTGAGTGACCACGCGCAGGCCGGAGTTCGCGCCCGAGCCACCCTCGATGGCCATCGTCTCGAGGGAGCCCTTGAGTCGCTCCAGGTCCCCGGCGAGGTTGTCGGTCAGCTGCGCAGCGGTTTTCGAGGCGTAGCCCGCCTCGTTCGTCTTGTCGATCCAGCCCTGGATGCCCGCCTGGCCCTGCTCGTACAGGATGTTGGCCGCGCGGGTGGCATCCGAACCGAAGATCTGCGCCATCGCGTTGTTGCGCAGTTCGGGGGTGAGCTTGCCCAGCTGGGTCTTGAGCTGCCCGGCCAGCGCCGTGATGCCGACGAAGTTGCCCTGGGCGTCGTAGGCCGAAATGCCGAGCTCCTCCATGAGCTCACGCGTCTTGCCGGACGGGGCCTGAAGCGCCTGCAGCATCGTCTTGAAGCTCGTACCGGCGTCGGAGCCGGTCAGGCCCGCGTTCGCGAACGCGGCCAGCGTGCCGGTGGTGTCCTCGATCGACAGCCCGGTGCCCGCGGCGATCAGGCCCGCCTGGTTCAGGGCCGCGCCGAGGTCGGCCACCGAGCCCTGCGCCTTACCCGCGCCGGCGGCGAGCAGGTCGGCGACGTGCGGGACCTTGTCGCCGCTCAGCTTGAACTGCGTCATCGCGCTGGCCGCCGTCTCGGCCGCCGCGCCGACGTCCATCTGGCCGGCCGCGGCCAGGGCGAGGCTGCCCTTCAGCCCGCCGCCGAGGATGTCAGCCGACTTAATGCCGGCCTTCCCCAGCTCGGTGACACCCTTGGCTGCCTCGGTCGCGCTGTACTGCGTGTCCTTGCCCGCCTGGAGAGCCGCCTTGCGCAGCTCGTCCATGTGGCCATTGGCGTCCTGGACGCCGGCGCCGACTGCCGACATCTGCTTGTCGAAGTCGGCCGCAGCCTTGACCGCGTAGCCGAAGCCGACGGCGAGGGCGCTGCCCATCACCAGGCCCTTGTCGGCGACGGCGTCGAGGTGGCCGGCCTTCGCCGTCTTGTCCATCTCGCCGGCGAGAGACTTCGTGGCGATCCCGGCGCGGCGCATGTTGGACATGTACGCCGAGACGTCGGCGGTGAGGCGAACTCCGACGGTGCGCACCGCTCACCCCTTCCGGGTCGTGGACCACAGGTAGGCGGGCAGGTTGGGCAGCTGCTTCTTGCCGCCGTCGGTCAGGCCGCTGAGCATCTCGAGGCGCTGGCGGGTGGCCCGGCAGACGGTGTAGGTGACGGCGAACGCGGGGCCGCCCTCTTCGTGCGAGGTGCAGACCCGGGTCGGCTGGCCGCAGTGCGGGCACAGGACGGAGCGGTACAGCGCCAGGGCGAGCAGCTCGGCGCGGTCCAGCTCGGTCCACTCCGGCTCGCGCTCGGTCGTCGAGGCGACCAGGCGGCCGTCGGCGTCGTACTCGAACGTGGTGCGCTCGACCGGCTCGCGGCCGTCGAACCGGCTCGGCGCGATGCCGAGCCGCTCGGCAGTTTCTACTCGCCGGAGGTAGCCCGCTTCATCCTCGAAGCGGCGAGCGAGAAAGGGATGTCGATCGCCCCCGCATTGAGGTTGAACGCGGCGGTGGCCAGCTCGGAGAACTGCGAGTCGGTCAGCTTCTCGTCGAGGAGCACCTCGAACTCAGCGTCGGTCAGCTCCGGGTCGACTAGGCACGCGCGGACGATCGCCGGGTAGAACGTGTCGAGGTTGAAGCCCCACTGGGCGTCAGCTTTGTTGGTCTCGCCGTCGTCGCCCTTGCGCGGCGGGTGCCCGGCGATCAGGGCGCGCCAGGCCGGGCGCTTCGCGGCGCGCAGGACGAACGTGTAGCTGGCCTCGCGCATCTCGGCCTCGAGGGCGTCGATCCGCTCGATCAGCGCGCCCGTGCCGTTCCCGGCGAGGCTGGTGCTGGTCGACTTCTCGGCCTGCTCGAGGTCACGTTCGGCTTCCTCGTGCTCGGCGACCAGGTCCGCGCGCAGGCAGATCTCGACGGTGCGCTCCGGCAGCTTGGCCTCGGCCAGCATCTCGGTGAAGTTCTTCATGGTGCCCTTGCCGCTCATGCCTCGACCGCCTCGTACGTCGCGGCGAAGATGTCCGGCTTGCAGGGGTAGAGCTCGCCCTGGACGCCCCTGATGATCCAGTCGTTGCGCTCACCGCGCATGACGCCTTCGAGCGTCACGATTTCGACAGCGCCCGACAGGAACAGAACCTTGCCGTCGTCGTAGCCCTCACGGGCCCACGGCGGCAAGGCCGACCAGTCGTAGGCGGCGGCATCAAGCAGGTCAGCGACCCGCTCGGCTTCGATCTCGATGGGCTTCTTGCGGAACTTCGGCATATCTCGCTCCTGGCGGTTTGGCGCCCGGACCCAGACACCGCCAGGCGATCCGGATCCGGGCACGAAAAAGCCCCGCGAACCGTGGCGGCTCCGGGGCGGTTGGGTTGGTGGAACTAGGCGACAGCCGCGCGCAGCGACGGACCGGTGCCCGCCGTGCCGGCGGTGATCATGATCGGCAGCTCGTACCGCTCGACCGAGTTCGGCTCCGGGTCCATGCGGGACACCTGAGCGATCAGCGCCGGGAACACCTCGACAGCCTGTGCAGTCGCCCACGCGGTCGCCTGCGTGATCGACCGGCGGATCACGATGAAACCCGCGGTGTCCATCACCAGCGTGGTGAAGATCGTGTCCGTGCCCGACTGCCGCTTGAGCCGCAGGCGCGTGCTGCTGAAGCTCACCCGGCCGTTGACGTTCGACGTGAAGATCGACGCGAGAGAACTCGTGTCGACCGCCGCCGTATCCGGGTTGAAGCCGTTCAGGCCGTCAGCCGTGATCGTCGACGTCAGGTCGGTGCCCGCGTTGAGCTCGGCCGCGGTCGGCGCGTTCTGGTTGGCGATCGACGTGACCCAGTAGACCCTGGTCCGCCCATCAGAGGGAATGTCCGGCACGAGTTACTCCTTCTTCTCGCCGCCGGCGGCGGCCTGGCTCTTGGTCTTCTCCGGCGCGGCCGGCTCGGCGGTCAGCGCGTTCGCGGGCACCTCACCGGGCGGCGGGCCCGCGAACCAGCCCCGGCCCGCGTGGAACGGGAGCGAGGCGTACGGCAACTTGCCGGGGCCGATCTCCGGGTTCTCGTTCACGACGTGCACCTGATCGGTCGCACCGGGCTCGTCGGCCTCGGTCCAGCCCTGCACCTTCGTGAACCAGTCCCGCCGGTCGGCACCCTCGACCAGGGCATACGAGCCCTCCGGGTCGCTGATCCAGTAGCTGTTCTTCGCCACGTCGCCCCCTTCAGGCCGTGTAAAGCTCGTAGGTCATACCGGTGAGCGCGCCCGAGGCATTGAGGGTCACGACACCGGCGCTGTTGATCGCGCCCCGCGGGATGAGCAGCATCCGGACGCCGGTGGCCGGAGCCGCGAGCGGCGTGACTGTGCCGGGGTTGCTGATCGAGCTGAACCCCGGGTCGAGCACCGAGATGTTCGAGGCGGTGCCGGTCGTGATGACCCGCAGGAACCAGCCGTTCGGGCCCGCGGTCGAGCCGGGGATCGTGTCCGAGGCGGCCGGGGTGATCGGGACGGGGGTGGTGCCGGTCGAGACGACCGACTGAACAGCCAGGAGCGCCATCCGGCGCACCTCCTTCAGGTGATGGGCAGGATGAGATCGCCGGTCGGCCGGCAGTTCGTGGAGCGCAGGTCAGGCAGGGAAGCTGCGCCAGCTGTATTCGTCGACCTGATCCATGACGGTCGGGCCCGTGTCCTCGTCGCGATGCGGCGGCTGGCTGGTGCGCTGGCGAATCGGGTTGCAGGACCGGCCGGGGATCGTCAGCGTTTTGTTCAGCACCCCGGCGCGCACTCGGGTAGCAACCGCCCGGGCCGCCCGGGCGGCTTGTGGATCAGCACCGACGCTGTGGACATTTGCCCACGCGTCGATCACGTCTGAGTCCAGGACCAGCGACACAGCATCCGGCGCGACCAGCCCATCCGGGGTCTCGAACCAGAAGTAGATCAGCGCGTACGCAACCTCCGGGCCCGGCGGAACTTCGCCGTCGTAGACCACCAGCGAGGGTGCCGGAGAAGCCGGAGGCGCTGCACGCAGCAGCGCCAGGAAGGCGTCGGCGTGGTCCTGCAGCACGCTCATTCGAGGCCCAGGGTCTTCACGGCCAGCGCCTCGAGGGCCGCGCCGAACTTCGGCTCTTCGGCGTCTCCGGCCGGGCCGAAGTGCGGGTGCGGTGGGTTCTTGATCGACCCGTACTCCAGCAGGTTGCCCAGCGCGCCTTGCGGCTTGGACTTGTCCGGGCCGATGATCGCCGACGGGCCGCGCAGGCTCTGGTACAGGTCGTAGCCGATCGACCGCGGGTACGCCGGGGCGTGGGCCAGGCCGGAGATCCGCCGGGCCGCGTCCTTCTTGATGTTGACCGCGCCCTTGGCGACCACCGCGGTGACGTCGGCCAGCTTCGGCCGCGACGCCTTGTCGATCGCGTCGACCAGGCCGACGACCTCGTGCGCGTCGATACGGACCCTGTCGGCCATCAGTCCGTCCGTTCCCGCAGCCGAACCCGGCGCGCCGTCCCGAAGCTCTTGTGGAACAGGTCCCTGACCAGGAACGTCCGGCCCGGCAGGTCCGGGTCGTGCGCCGAGGTCAGGCAGGTCACCCGGTCGTTCACCTCGAGGCCGGCCACCGCCATCGGGACCTTCAGCTCGATGCGCTGCAGCAGCACGTAGTCCTCGCCGACGTCCTGCCGCTGGGCCTGCACGTCATCCTGCTGGAATTCGCACCGGCCCTCGTAGACCGTGGTGACGGCCTGGGTCGGGTAGCCGGTCTCCGGGTCCGTGGTGCCGCCGGGGTTGGCCCGCTCGATCCGGCAGGTGTCGCGCATCCGGGCCTCGGCTGCGGTCCGGCCGCGGGCGAGCGCCGAGTCGATGGACACGTTCAGGCCGCGCTGATCGAGATCGCGCCGACGGCCAGGGTGAACGTGTTGCCGTTCGCGATGCTGATCGGCGCCCCGTTGAAGTCCCCGAACCAGGACCGGGCCGCGGCCGAGTCGGTCAGGTCGAAGGACTGGATCGACCAGGTGCCGCCGGAGCCGTTCGTCCACGACAGCGGCGAGGACGCCGGGAGGGTGACGTTGCTGCCCGAGCTCGACGCGGTCGACGCGGCCGGCACGGCGGTGCCGGCGGCGGTGTAGCCGGTCCCGGTCAGCTGGGTGCCCTGCGCGGACGCCGTCGACGAGGTCGAGTTCAACCGCACCTTCATCGCCGAACCGGCGAACGCGGTGAACGTGCCGGGCGCGCCGGACGTGCCGGTCGGGGTGGTGGCGTTCAGGATGTTCGACGCCATCGACTGCGGCATACCGGCCATTACTTCTGCTCTCCTTCGTTCCTCGCGGCCTCGGCGAGCATCTCGCCGACCCACACGGTTGCCTTGGCCTCGGTGACGCCACCGGAGTCGACGACGTTGCCGTCGGGGTCAGTGACGACCCATCCGACCTGCACGGTCTCGATCTTCTCGGCGTCCGGGTTGTCGGTCATCTGCTGTCCTCTCAAGGCCGCGCGGTGACGCCCGCGAAGGGCCGCGTCGTGGTGCCCGAGCTGGGGCGGGAAGTGGTGCCCGCGAAGGGGCGCGGGGTGAGCCGGCCGCTGGCGTCCGCCGACACGAAGCCGAGACCGGCGACGGCCGCCGTGCCGAAGACGGTCAAGCTGGCCGCGGCGGAGACCTGACCCGATCCGGCGACCGTGGCGCCGGCCTGGATCCGGGCCAGCGCGACGACCGCGCCGGCGCCGATGACGCTTGCTGTGCTGGCGGTGCGCCCGGCCGCCGTGACGCTGCCCGCGCCGGAGACGCTCGCCGTGGCGAAGGTCTGGCCGCCGCCGCCGGCGGTCACCGAGCCGACGCCCGTCACGCTCGCCGAGACCGACTGGCCGGCGAGCGCCGAGACCGAGCCCGCGCCGGTGGCCGCCGCGGTGGACCGCTGAGTCGCCGCTGCGGATGTGGAACCGGCACCAGCGACCGTGGCGCCGGCCTGAACCGTGCAGGCCGCGGTGGCGCTGCCCGCGCCGGCGACCGAGGCGGTTCCGTTGATCACGCCGCCCGCGTTCGCGGTGACGGATCCTGCCCCGGCGACGGAGGCCGTGGCCTGCTGGGCGGCCACGGCGCTGACCGCGCCGACGCC